TCACCGTACGGCTCGGTCGCGGAGCCGGACGGGACAGCAAACAGCGACTGGGATCGTCATCTCGGCTTGTTCGCGGGACCGGGAGATCCAAGTAGAGACATAGCGAACTGCACACGGAGAAGCCCTGGCGAGGCGGCGGAGGACCCGGGTTCGATTCCCGGCAGCTCCACCGAAGGCCAGGTCAGACACCGAATAGCCACCGGCTACGAAGCGTCTGGCCTGGCCTTTTTTTATTGTCGATGTACCGGAAACGTTCCGCTTTGACCCGGCAACCACCGCGTCCAGAGCATCCGCCACCACAGCATGCTGCCGGCCGCGTCCGAAGTACACATCCTGCGTCATCGACACCTGAGCGTGCCCCAGATGGTCCGCAGCCTGCCGCGCCGACAACCCTTCCTCGTCGATGATCGTGGCCACAGTCTTGCGGAACGTGTGACTGGTCACCCAGTCGAGCTCCAGGGCTACGCGCACCTGCCGCCACTGCCGCGACACCGTGTCCGGATCGCGCAACGTGTCCACCGCCGACGGGAACACCATCAACCCGCGTTGCGGCCGCGCGCGCAGCATCTCCACCGCGAACCCCGGCAACGGCAACGTCCGCATGCCGGCCGACGTCTTCGTCGTGTCCTCACGCACCAGCCCCACGCCGATCACACGCACCACCTTCCCGCAGATCCGCACCGTCCGCGCCTCGAGGTCCACATCCTTCCACCGGATGCCGAGCAACTCGCCGATGCGGCACCCGGTCGCGGCGAACAAGGTGATCACGTCGGCCAGGTCCGACGCTGCGCAGTACTGCGCCACCGTCGGAATCTGCCCTTCCCGCGACGTGGTCCGCAGCCCCTTGCGCTTCTGCTGCTCGGACAACACCACCGGACACGGCGCCGTCGAGTGACGCACATCGTGGAGCACCTGGTTCAGCGTCTGCGCGTCCATGGCCTTGGCCGTCGCCTTCGCCTTCCGCTTGGTCGCCAGGTCCGACACCTCGCGCACCGGGTTGGCCTGGATCGCGCCGAAGCGGACAGCCACCTTGAACATGCCCGACAGGATGGTGCGCACCTTCCTGGCCGTGGGCACGCCGTGCCGGTCGGCCATCTCCCGCACGAACCGGTCGATCCGCTGGGTGGTCGCCTCCCGGATGGTCTGGTTGCCCAGGCCCGCGACGATCCGAGCCGCCAGGCGGTCGTAGTCCTGCAGGGTGGCGGGGGAGCGGCCGCCGGCTTCGAGCTGGCGGCGGTACTCGGCCCACAGCACGTGCACCTTCGTCGTGGCGGTGATGTCGCCGTCCTGCGGTGTGGTGCGATCGGTCAGTGCCTCGAGCAGGATCCGTTCGGCCACGGCGCCGGTCTTGTCCTTCGCGCCGAGGGGGGTGACGCGGTAGATCTTGCGGGTGACGCCGTCTGCGTCGCGGATGCGGCACGAGGCGCGCCAGCGCCCGTCGGGCAGCTGGGTGCGTTTGATGTTCCCGTGCGCCCCGATGGGCAGCGAGGGTCTGACCATGGTTCTCCTTCCGGTTGGTGCGGCGTCAGGGCTGACGCCGCGTGATCTCCCGCTCGACGTAGTCGCGTTCGCGGGGCGTGAGGTGCTGGATGCGGGTCTCGAGCACCTCCAGGTCGACCCAGAGTTCCTCGGCGGTGTCGTCGTTGACGCGTCCACGCGTCCACAGCAACGCGTCGACGAGGTGATCGAGTTCGATCAGCTGACGCGCCGTGAGGCGCTCGACGACGCGCTCCTCCCGCGGCCCGAAGTACGGATGATCGGGCACTGGGCCGCGCTCGTAGTGTGTGAGCTCGTGGGTGAGGGTGCTTCGGCGCTCGGCCTGATTGCAGGTCTTGTCGATCTCGATGCCGCGTCGGGTGACGTGGCCGGCTGATCCTTCGGCGGGGTCGACGAAGTGCACCCGCAAGTGGGGGTGATGGTCCCGGATGTACCGCCATGGATGCCATTTCGATGACTTCACCATGGCGGTATTAGAACACCAGTTCGATGGATAATCTTTCACTAACCCCCAAATTCACCCAAAAGGGACCACGAAACCCCACGTCAACGCATGGGTGACTCGCGACACGCCGATCAGGTCAGACGGCGGCGAGTTCGCGCTGTCCCCAGTACATCTGGTGTCGAGCGAACGGATCGACTTTTTTGCTCGTGAAAGAAGCCTGGCGGACTCACCCATTTGGTCAGCACCAGTTGCGATTTCGGTTGCGGTCTGTACGTCTCGGTCATCTATGCCCCGTCCTCGGGGCGTCCGGGTCGGGATGCTCGCCTGGGTCGCCTTCGAGTCGGCGTCGGCGGCGCTCTTTCGTCTCGTAGGCGCGGGAGGCCATCGGCGGCTCGTCCTGTTCACCATCCATGTTTACGGTGTACGGCTCGCCACGCGAGGAACTCGCGTCGTCGCCCTCAAGGCTCTCCTGGCGGAACTGGACAACGTTGGAGGCTTGATCCGGCGGATCCAAGTTCCCATCCTTGCCTTGCCACTCGAGCATCCCGTCGATCACCCGCAAAACGGCGTCGCGCTGGCTCCGCGAGAGCAGCTGCGCCTTCGCCGGCAGGGTGAACGGCTCGCGCACCGGCTCGCCCCGAAGCTCCATCGCCTTGCGCACCGTAATGCCCAGTGCGTCCGCGATCTTCTCGGCTGTGCTGTCGTCGACGCCTTCGCCGCGGATGAACCGACCGACCCGGTCGGCGTAGATGCCGGCCTGGGCGGCGACCTGTCGCATGCTGCGGCCCGCGAACACTTCTTCCCACTGCGGCGGGATGCCGCCTCGTTTTCCTGTCACGTCTGCACACTCTCGACTACGACGACACGGACCTGCCAAACCTAAATGTAGACAGAGCGTGTGCAAATTTCCGCGTCGTGAGCTGTAGACATGCAGGTTCCGCCCAGAAATTTCCGCTTTCGATGTAGACAGACCCGTATGCGCGTTGTAGTGTCTGGTGCAACGCACAACACATCGTCTACATTCGAACCGGAAGGAAAGCCATGCAGCAGCTCGGCTACATCGAAGGGAGGTTCTGGGTGAGACTCATCAGCTCCGACGCCTTCGCCCAGTACATGGAGCACCGCGGCTTCAAGGTCCGCTCACTGGCTGCCGCCGTCGAGGCGGAGCTCCGCAAGAGCGGGCGCAAGGGTAAGGACGCCACATGCAGCCCGTCAACGATCGGCCACCTGCGCTCCGGTATCCGGAACTCGTGCCGGCCGCACCGGGCTCGAGCGATCGAAAAGGTCCTCGGCGCGCCTCCTGGGTCCCTTTTTTTGCCCCAGGTGTTGCACGTTGTACGCGACAACGCAGCATGACGATCAAGAAAAAGGGTCGCCCCGTTGCACCGAGGCGACCCAGCACCCACCAACCGGAAGGAAAAGCAGATGCAGACCAAGACTAACAGCGACGACCTCGCCACCACCATCGGAGACCTCGTCAACTTCTTCGGCCTCCACGTCGTCAACGCCATGTACTTCGCCGCCACCAGCGCATGGAGCGTCACCATCCACGTCGACGACCGCTTCAGCCACGGCCTCACCGAGGTGCACGGCGACATCCGCGTCATTCGCGCCGACGGCGAAACCCTCCGCGAGGCACTGGACTTGGCACACAACATCTTCCGCGCCGCCAGCCCCAACCACGAAGCCACCACGGCGGTCCGCGATGCGTCGTAACTGCACCTGCGCCGGACCGGCACCCGGATGGCCTCAGCACGAACCCTTCTGCGGGCAGCCGGAAGACGACGACACCTACAGCTACCGCAGCGACCGCGAGCACCACTCCGAACTTCTCGCCGCCGCCGACCAAGAGGAAGTCACCCGATGACGCTACAGCCCAACGTGATCGCACGCCTCAACCAGCTCGGCGGCAAGTACCGAATCCGCCACGTCAACCACATCACCAACCCCGCACCCGCCGGAGACCATTGGGCCGTTCACGCTGTCTTCACCAGCACCGTCGGTGTCAACGACTTCTTGCTCGACACGTTCGCCACACACGGCGATGCCATCGACTTCGTTGTCGCCAAGCTCGGCGAGCTGGAGGTGCTGGCCTCATGACCGCCACCCTGACCATCGTCGAGCCGGGCCTCTACGACGGACTGCCGTCCGACGCCTACCACGCCGACCCTGTACCCGCCGGCTCTCTGTCCTCCACAGGCGCACGCAAACTTCTCGCCCCGTCCTGCCCAGCCCTGTTCAAGTACGAGCGCGACCATCCCCAGCCTCCGAAGAAGACCTTCGACTTCGGGCACGCCGCACACCAGCTCGTCCTCGGCGAGGGTCCGGAACTGCGCGAGATCCCCGGTACGCTGCTCGCCACCAACGGAGCAGTCAGCACGAAGGACGCCAAGGCATTCGTCGCCGAAGCGCGCGCTGACGGCGCGGTGCCGCTCAAGCCCGATGACTACCAGATAGTCCACGACATGGCTGCCGAGCTGCGCGCGCATCCGGTCGCCGGGCGCCTGTTCCGGCCCGGCGCCGGCAAGGCCGAGCAGTCCGGCTTCTGGCAGGACGAGAAGACCGGCATCTGGCGTCGGGTCCGCTTCGACTGGATCGTCAACCCACGCGACGGCCGTCGCTGATCATCGCCGACTACAAGACCGCTCGCAGCGCCGAACCGAGCGAGTTCGCCCGCGCCGCCATCGACCACGGCTACCACCAGCAACACGCCTGGTACCTCGACGCCGCGCGCGCACTACGACTCGGCACCGACCCGCAGTTCGTATTCGTCGTCCAGGAGAAGACACCGCCATACGTGGTGTCGGTGATCCAGCTCGACGAGACGTTCCGCCGCATCGGGGACTACCTGAACCGGCAGGCCCTCGACATCTACGAGCAGTGCACCCGCACCGACGTCTGGCCCGGCTACGCCGACGACGTCGCCCTCACCCCACCGCCCGTCTGGTACGAGCGCAGCTCGAAGAGGAGATCGCAGCGTGACACAACGCATCGACATCGACCACCCAACGCCCGTGCCGGCACCCCGCGCCGAGTTCGTCGGCCAGGCAACCGCCATCGAACAGGCACGCGCGGTCGCCGAGGTCCAGGCCGCCATCGTCGTGGCCCAGCAGTGCCCCCGCAACGTCCATCAGGCCGTGGCCGCCATGCGCGAGTCCTGCTCCCAGCGCGGTCTGGCGGAGCGCGCGTTCTTCCGCTTTCCGCGCGCCGGGGGAGCGGTAACCGGCCCATCGATCCACCTCGCCCGCGAACTCGCCCGCTGCTGGGGAAACATCCAGTACGGCATCGCCGAGCTGCGTCGCGACGACGACGCAGGGCTGAGTGAGATGCAGGCCTACGCGTGGGATGTGCAGACGAACACCAGGTCGGCGCAGATCTTCATCGTCCCGCACAAGCGGGACACGAAGGACGGCGTCAAGAAGCTGACCGATATGCGGGATGTATACGAGAACAACGCCAACAACGGTGCTCGCCGCGTCCGTGAGGCGATCTTCGCGGTACTGCCGACATGGTTCACCGAGGAGGCGAAGGACCTGTGTTCGCAGACGCTCAAGGAAGGCGGCGGTAAGCCGCTGTCGACGCGCATCGCGGACGCGGTGCGCCTATTCGGCGCGCTGGGGATCTCGCAGGACCAGCTCGAGCAGAAAGTCGGACGGCCCACAGAGAAGTGGACCGAGCATGACGTCGCGCAGATCGGTGTGACGTTCAAGTCGCTGCAGCGTGGCGAGGTCACCCGCGACGAGGAGTTCCCACCGCAGCGCGTGACTGCTGCGGAGCTGGTTGGTGAGGACGAGCCGCCGGCGCCGGAGCTGGCCGCCGCTCGGGATGACGGTGATCGCTCGGATGAGGTCGCGGATCTGTTCGGGGGTGAGCAGGAATGACGCTCTGGACTGATATGCCGCTTGCCTACCTCGATCTGGAAACCACGTCGGTGAATCCGCATGAGGCTCGGATCGTCACGGCCTGCGTCGGCCGTGTCGACGTCGATCGGATCATGTTCCTCGCGGACCCTGGTATCGAGATCCCCACCCAGGCCACCGCGGTTCACGGCATCACGACCGATCAGGCACGGAACGGCATGCCGCACGAGAAGGTTGTCGCATCGCTTATCGGCGAGTTGCGATCCGCGTGGGACGCCGGGTACATCGTGGCCGCGTTCAATGCCTGCTACGACCTGACGGTCCTGCACACTCAGAGTGGCGGGGAGTTCACTGTCGACGGTCCTGTGGTTGATCCGTTCGTGATCGACCGCGCGCTGGACCCGTACCGGCGCGGCTCCCGCAAGCTGGCGGACGTCTGCGCGCACTACGGGGTGCGTTTCGATGCTGCCCACGAGGCAGCTTCCGATGCGTTGGCCGCGGCGCGCCTGGCGTGGAAGGTGGGCCGCCGCTTCGCCGAGTTGGCTGTGACGGCCGATGAGTTGATGGAGCTGCAGCAGAGCTGGCACAGGGCTCGTCAGGACTCGTACATCGATTACCTGCTCCGGCAGGGTAAGTCGGCTGACGACGTCAATCGCGACTGGCCTTTGCAGTCCGCCGCTTGATCTCGCTTTTCTCGAATATCCGAAAGGAGTTCTGTCGCATGTTTTCTCGTAGGCGAACAGTGGTTGCGTTGCTCAGCTTGCTGGCAGGTGCCGCGTTGGTGGCGGGTTTCGATTCGCGCGAGTCGGAGCCGGTGGTGATCGGTGAGTACCCGGCCAAGCCTGCCGTCTCGTTGGCAGGCGTCCCGGAATTGGTGGTGCCGCGATGAGAAAGAGCGTGAATCCGGCCTACATGACGATGGCCGAGGTTGCCGAGGCGCTGGCGTTGCGGCCGGCGACCGTCAAGAAGCGGCGGATGAACCGGGAGTGCCATCCGTTCTTCCGGAAGGCATTCAAGACGGGCCCGAGCGCGAATTCGCCGCTGCTGTGGCACCGCGCGGACGTCGACGAGTACGTGCGTGAGCTGACCGGCCGCGGGCTGGGCGGTGCAGCATGACCACCCTTCATGACCTTGACCGTCAGGAAGAACGCCGCCGCCAACGCGAAGAGCGGCGGTCTGCCAGGACATCGGTCCCTGCGTTTCGGATTGTCGACGAGCTGCCAGTAGCGCGGACGGGGCGTCGCATCCCGGAGCAGCGGCAGCAGCTGATCGAGTTCGCCAAGCAGAACCCCGGAAGGTGGATCGAGTACCGCTCGACCGACGCCGACCCGTTCGCCAAGTCCTACAGCTTCGCGAACACTGTGCGCAAGGGCGTAGCTGGGTTCGGTCCGAAAGGCGCGTTCGAGGCCCGCTCGACCGGAGACCTGGTGTATCTGCGCTACGTCGGCGGTGCGCAGTGAGCGGCTGGAACGATCCGGGCGCCGACCCTGCCGACGCGTGGACTGTGACGACGCCGCCACCAATCACCATCCACGACGACCGACTCATCTGGCGCTTGCGCACCGGAACCCACATCCGAGAAGAATCCGGCCGCACCTTCGCCGTCACCGTCAACGGCCACCTCATCAACACCAGCACCGGCGTCTGGTGCGCCATTGCCGATCTCGAACTCCCCGTGGAGGTCCTCCCATGATCCGAACCCGTGTCCACCGCACCGAGATCCCCATCGCCGACGAGACGGTGCAGCAACTCCGCGGCTACCTGCGAGCCATCGCTGTCGCCCCCAGCCGGCGAGCACCCACCGAGTGTCTCGAGGTCTGGTACGAGTGCGCCGACATCGACGAGGACATGACCGTCCGATTCCACGTGCACGGCACCGGCCACCCGTTCACCCACGACCGCATCAACCCTGCCCATGTCGGCACGGTATTCACGCACGACAGCCAGCTGGTGTGGCACGTCTACGCCGAATACCCGGTATCCGAGGCCCGGTCGTGAAGCGCCTCGCCATCGCTGCAGAGGCGATCGGACTCACCGCCGCCGGCCTCCTCACTGCCGGCGCCCTGATCATCACCATCCTCACCCCCACCGGAAGGGGAACACAGCTGTGACAACCAAACCGACAGCCGTCATCGTCGACGTCGACGGAACCCTCTGCGACGTCACCAGCGTCCGGCACCACGTCCTCACCAAGCCGAAGAACTTCGACGCATTCCACACCGGATCGCTGTCGTGCCCACCGCACCAGCAGGCGCTCGACTATGCCAAGACCGCCTGGATCGACGGGCATGCCGTCCTCGTCGTGACCGGGCGCATGGAGCAGTGGCGAGGCCACACCCTGCAGTGGCTCACGAAGCACATGCCCGTCCCGTGGGAAGTGCTTCGGATGCGTCCGCACGGTGACTACCGCAAGGACACAGACGTCAAGCGAGAGATCCACACCGACCTCACTCGCACGTGGGACATCGTCGGCGCCATCGACGACAACCCGGCGATCGTCGAATTGTGGAAGTCCATTGGCATCCCCACCGTGGTCATGCCCGGCTGGGACACTGAGGTGCACCAGTGAGCCTCGCACTCGATAAGGCCCGCGCCGCGGCCGGCGGCTACGGCATCGCCGCCGCCTACGACGACATCGACACCGTCCTCGCGGAACGTGACGCGCTCCGAAAAGCCCTCGCCAAGGCCGACGCCGGCAAGGACGCCGCCACCGCCGAAGCCGAACGGCTCGCCGGGCAACTCGGCACCGAACAGTTCCGCACCAAGTGCTGGCGCGACCGGGCCCTCGCCGCTGAGGAGACAGCCCGACTGCACGCCAAGGATCTCGCTACGGCCCGGGCCGACGTCATGCGCCTGACCGCACTCATCGGGCAGGGTCTCGACCTGATCGACACCGCGACAAACGGTCCCATCGACCCCGCCGACGCAGCGCTGCTCGACGCACTGCGCACTGCGCTCACCGTCGCACCCGGCGAACAAGCAAAGGCGGAGCACCCATGACCAACACCGAGATCACACCGGAACTGTTGCGAGCGGTCGTGAATCACCCGGACGCGCCCGCAGAGGCATTGATTCCGCTGGCACAGTGGGCCGATCGGATCGATCGTGAGCAGGTCGACGAGAAGCGCATCGACGAATACGCGCAGATCAGCTTCAATGCCGAACACGCATACGTCATGGCCGAACAACCGTCGACCAACCTCATCGACTGGGACGGATCGTCGGAGTTTCAGCGCAACGTGACTCGCGCCGGAATCCGTGCCGTGCTCGCCCACCTCGAGCAGGACGTCGTTGACGCCGAGGTGTACGGGGTTCGAGACAACGGCGATGTTCTCCTCACCGCTTCGGACGCAGCATCTGTGAAGGCCGTACTGCGGTTCATCTTCGGCCGCCACAACGGAGAGCGCTTCCCGACGTCTGACATCGAGACGCTCAAGTTCTACTTCTGGCCCGAGATGTCTTGCACGTTCCCCGTCGGCGCGAAGCTCGACGACGAACCGAAGTTCGACCAGGGCGGAATCGAAATCAAACCGGTGCGTCAGTGGCGGGAGCTGCGAGACGTGCCCGACGAGGTGAAGGTGGTCCGGGACCCGAAGGGTATCGAGTGGCACCGCACTCTCGGCGGGAACTGGGCGCTCGATGCGAGCACCTGGACGCCGGGCCGAGAGAGCTCCCCGTTCACCGAGGTGATCGCCGATGCCTGAGCGGATCCACGTCCAGGTGGCTATCGATACCGAAGAGCTGCGCAAGTGGGCAGAGTGGCACGCTGACCGCGGCCACGCTGGCGTCGCGCACGCGCTGTACCGATCGGCCGAGCGCTACGACGACCAGGCGTCCGCACTCGACCGAGTGCGCGAGATTGCCGATCGTGCGGCCTCCGCCGGGTGGCGCCAGACGCCGTCGCTATCGGTCTATCAAGCCGAGGGCATGAACCTGGTCGGCGAGGAGATCCTGCGAGCCCTGGACGGTGACCAGTGAACGCCACCGCCCGCCGTCTCCCTGTTGCGTGGGATGGTCACCCCGTCGAGTGGGGCGAGTTCACGGCAGACCCGTTCATGTGCCAAGTCAACATGGACGGAACCTCCGAGGTCGTGCCACCGGAAATGTGCTGGCACTGCGGTGTCCGCGCCGAACGCGTCACCGCCGAGGGCCGCGTCGTCATCCCGAACTGGCCGTACCGGCTGGTCCTGCGCCGCTGCACCCGATGTGGCCACGACCGAGTGCACAACCCACTGACGGAGCAAGAGTGGGAACTCGACGAAAGCGACTATGGGACGAACGGGTCCTGGGAGGACGCATCATGACACCCGAACAGATCGCGGAAGGCCGGCGCCTGCTTGACGCAGCCACACCCGGACCGTGGAAGTTCACTGACACATCCGACCACCGCGGCAACAAGGGAGAGTTCCGCGCACCCTCGCCGTACAACGGGCTCATGCTCGTCGGGCCGTGGTGCAACGAAGACGACCCCGAGCTGATCGTGTGGGCGCGGAACAACCTGCCCGCACTGCTCGACGCGCTCGACGATGCCGAATGTGAATCCGAGCGTTTACGCGGTGACTGGATCATCGAAGATCGGCAGCGTAAGGCTGTCGAGGCTGCGCTCACCCAAGCACGCGCGACAAACGCCCGACTCAACCGACGATGCCAACAGGCAGAGAAGGCCGCACGCGAGAACATCGACGCCTGCCAACGAGCTGGCGTGTCCTTCGGCCGATCACTCGCCAACTACGGCGCCATGCTCTACCTCGAAGACCTCGAGCGAGCACGGGCGACCATCGCTCGCGTCCTGAAGCTCATCGACGAAGCCGAACAGTCGCCATCGCGTGGTGTCCAGTTCGGCGGCACCCCATTCCCCGCCGTCGTCGGAGCGGACCAGCTGCGCGCCGTCCTGGATGGTGACCAGTGACCGACATCCTCACCATCACCGTCGGCCTCACCCTGCTCGTCCTCATCGCAGCCGGAGGCGGCATCATCAGCTACCTCATCGCGAAGTGGCTGATCTGGCTGTGGGAGCGGCCATGACCCCCCGACCACACCGCCGTCCACATGCTCGCCGCCCGCGTGATGTCCGAGACCGACGGCGACACCGCGACAGTCGTCCAGGCCGTCGTCGACGCCATCCTCGCTCGCTACGCCGTCATCGAGGTTCCGGACGCGAAGAATCCGACGCCCGCCCTGATCGAAGCCGCATACATCGCGCAGGACGACCTGTCGACGCCCCCGACGTGGGCGATCGGCGCTGCCGCCGAGGTAATCCAGGCGTACATCGACGGCCAGACGCACACCCGGGTGCATGTGCTCGGGCATTCCGTCGACGGAACGGAGAGCCACCAGTGACCCCCGACCAGCTCCGACTCATCGGTGAACTCGCGGACTGGCAGATCCTCGGCCTCGCCGACAACCCCGGCTACTGGTGCGGTCACATCCGCGACATGCACGACGGCGGCACCCCGCGCGACAAGCAGTGGTACGACGCCGGCCTGTGGCGCTCCACCTACCGGTGGGGCATCGCCATGACCACCCACGGCGACTACACGAAACAGCGCAGCCTCCGCGACCCCGAGCACGCCGTCACCCTCACCTGGCGCCAGATCCTCGACTGGGTCAGCCAACTCCCCGACGCACTCCGCGCCGACGCCCGCCGCGCCCGCACAGCCGAGGACGAGGAAAAGCAGCGTGTCATCGCGCAGCTCCTCGAGCCGGCACCGACCGAACCGGAGGAGCTCGCGCTGTGGTGAACCAGGACTATCACGTCACCGACAACGTGCCCGCTGCCCGCGTCGAGAAGCCGCCCACGCCACCGGCCAGGTCGTGCAAGGTCTGTGGCGCTCCGGCCGCGCCCGGCGCCTACTGGTGCAGAGCCTGCAGGGGACTGCTGTGACCGCCCGATGCGCGTGCTGCCATCAACCCCAGCCCAGCACCCGTGACGTGCTGGCCGGGATGCTCCTGCGCGTCATGCCGCGACGCATCCCTACCCGGTGGGACGCCCAAGACCTCGCCAGCGAAGCCATCGCGGTCCTGCGCGAGCTGGGATGGCAGCCACCGGACAGCCAAGACACTCGAGCGCGGCGCGCACTCGTGGATGCGCACCAAATGCTGAGAAGGCCGGCATGACTGCCTGCTGCCCCGTCTGCCGACGCGACGTCCACCGCGTCTCTGAGACGACCGGACACGTACCGCGGCACAACGACACGGCCCGAAACCCGTGCCCCATGAGCGGCCGGCACATTCCCACCGAGTGGATCGAAAGGAGAGCAGCCTAAATGGAGCGCGTCTGGCTGTCGACCTCGTACTACCTCGACCCCGCAGTAATGAACCTCAGCCCCCAAGCCGAGGTCCTATTCCTGCGGTCGATCGCGTACTCGGGAGCCGCCGAAACGCGCGGATTTGTGCCGCAAAAAGTACTACGAAACTTCGGAATTTCTGCGATTTCTCGACGAATCTCTGAGCTTTTGAGCGCCGGTTTGTGGGAAGAAATTGACGACGACGGATACCTCATCACCGGGTGGTCCAAGTGGCAGAAAAACGGGGATGCGCTGCTGGAACGCCGAAGGAAAGACAGGGAGCGTCAAGCCCGAAGACGAAAAAACGTCCGCGGACAGTCACGTGACACGTCACGTGACGTCACGGGGGGAGAAGAGAGTAGAGAAGAAAAAGAAGGTACTTACGTACCTTCTTCATCTCACCAAAGCAACGCGCGCGAAACCCACACACCGCGGCCAACAGGACCCGCCGTCGACGTCGACGGCTGGAAACTCGTCCGCGACGTCATCCCCCTCGAACACCCCCAAGCCACACGCACCGCCCTCGCCATCGAAGCCGGCACCCTCCTCAAATCCGGCAGCACCGAAACCGACATCCGCACCGCACTCACCCTCTGGCTCACCAAGGCCACCCTCGGACCACGAACCCTCCCCAGCCTCGTCTCCGAAGTCATCCGCAGCCGAAACCAACCACCACGCGGAACCCACACAACCGCAACCTCCACCACCGACCAACGAGTCGCCCAAGCCCAAGCCCTCAAATCACAACCAGCAATCCCACCCCCCCGACCACTGGAACTGCCATGACCCTCACCCGCGACGACGTCATCGACGTCCTCACCGCCTGCGCCTCCATCGACCAGCGCAAAGTCGGAGCAACCGACATCACCGCCTGGTGGACCACCCTGCGCCCCGACCTCGACCTGCAACTCGCCCTCGACGCAGTGCGCGTGCACTACGCGACCTCCACCGACCGCGCCCTGCCCGGCCACATCAACCAACTCGCCGTCCAAATCCGCAAAGACCGAGCCGAACGCGAAGACCACGAACAACGCGAAGCCAGACAGCTCGCCAACGACCAACGGCACGGCATCGAAGTCGCCCAAGCCGGACTCGCCATCAACGCCGACGGCCCACCCGTTCCCGGCGCCTACCAGATCAACGACGCCGTCAACCGCGACTGCCCAAAATGCAAAGCCGAACCGTACGAACCCTGCACCAACCCAATCAACGGCCAACCCCGCCGCATACCCTGCCCCGCACGACTCAAGGAAACCGCCTAATGCCCCGCAACCGCGCATCCGCCAAATCAGCTGGACGCAAATTCGAACAGCTCGTCGCCGCCTACCTCGCCACCCACGTCGACGACGGCATCGAACGCCGGCGCCTCAACGGCTCCAAGGACCGCGGCGACATCACTGGCCTGAAAGTCCACGGCCTGCGCGCCGTCGTCGAGTGCAAGGACTACGGGGGCCGCTACGAAATCAAGCCCTGGCTCGACGAAGCCGATACCGCCCGAGTCAACGACGATGCCGACATCGCCCTCGTCGCCGCTAAACGACGCGGCACCACCGAACCTGGCGACCAGGTCGTGTTCATGACCCTGCGCGACCTCGTCGCCCTGATCATCGGCCACCGACCCCCTTTGTCGTGACCACTGTGTTGCGATGTCGCGGACAACATGCGCCAATCGACTACACTCAGGTCGCGCCCGTTGCACCGGGCCCGGCACGACTGGAAGGAACCCCATGAACCCCACCCAGCGCCTCGCCGCAACCCTCCACCACGGACCACTCGGATTCCTCGTCGACGACGAATCGAGCGACTAACCCAACCACCGGCCGCGTCCACCCCTCAGGGCGCGGCCGGACCCCATCCCGGCGACGAGAGGAGCACACCATGCCAGCGGCCCACACCAACCCCGACCAAGCCAACGCACGCATCGACTCACCCGAAGCCGAACTCGCCGCCACCACCGACGCCGCTGTCAACCCACAGCTCGTCAACCGAGGAGGCCCCCGTGGGTAGCACCAGCCCCACCGACCCCCAGAACTTGGACGCGTCGGAGAAGGCGCGTCAGGCGTTGGCTGCGCGCCGGGACGGGAAGCAGTGGGCGGAGATCGCCGGCGAGCTTGGGTATGCGGATGCGTCGGGGGCGTACCGGGCAGCGAAGCGACTCCTCGACCGGACCGAGTTCGAAGCGGTGGAGGAGTACCGGGCCATCGAAGCGGACCGTCTGGACGAGGCGCACCGCATCCAGTACGAGCGTTTGAAGACGGCGGTGGATAGGGGAGCGGACTTGTCGGCGGTGGCGTCGGCGGTGTCAGCGATCGTGCGGATCTCCGACCGTCGCTCGAAGCTTCTCGGACTGGATGCCCCGACCCGGGTGGATGTGGCGCACAGCGGCGAGGACTTCGCTGCCACCGCGGCGAAGTTGATGAAGGAGATCGGTCTGGCCGTGCCCTCCGAGTTCGCGCCCGACGAGGACAGCGCCGAGGCCGAGGACCAGGACGGCGAGCAGGACGGGGGAGACCCATGGGTGAGATGACCCGGAATCAGCCACACGCCTCGAGGAGCGAATGATGCACGATCCCAACGTCCTGGCATTCACCATCCGCCGGCCCTGGCCGGAGATCCGCGATCGACACCGGAACAAGCCACTGTCGATCCGACTCCCGTTCATCGAGTGGCGTAGCTGGGAGTTGTACTTCCCCGACCTCGTCAACGTGTGGCACGTCGAGCCGAACGGCGAAGACGCCCTACGTGGTGAATGCCGAGGCACCCGATGGAAGTGGCACATCCACCACTGGGAGATCCAGTGGTGCTTCCTGCAACACTGGCGGCGCCGTCTCCTCACGCGGTGCGCCTGGTGCGGCGGACGATCCACCAAGCGTGATGCCGTGAACTGCTCCCTCTCCTGGGACAGTCCGAAGCAGCCGCTGTGGCGTGGTGAGACGCATCTGTTCCACCACGACTGCTCGACAGTCCAGGCCGCACACAAAGTCTGCCTATGCGATGACCCGCTGCTCGACGTCGGGGACTACGGGAAGTGCCTGATTTGCGGACGGTTCCGGGCATGGCGACAGACCCCCACCGATGCGACCCGGTACCTCGCCGCGCTGCCGATCGGTGCTCGTATCCCGCCGGAGGACATGCCGAAGCTTGAGGCGATGTGGGAGAAGGCAAGGCAAGACAGGGCTGCTAGCGATGCATGAACGGCGCGTGAAGGCGTACAAGACCTGCCCGATGGACGGCTGCGACTGGCAGCTGATCACCGAATGGTTCGACGGATCCCCCGACCGCGTCCTCAAGGTGTCCCAGGCCGAGCAGGAGACCGCCGCCGGCCTCCACATGAGGTCGCACTACGCCCCCGAAAGGACGTACTTCACATGACACTCGACATGGCCTGCCCCGTGTGTCATGCGGCGTTCATCCCGCCCGAGGACGCACCCTCCTATCCGCCGGACGGTTCAGTGGCGGTGTGCGCCACCTGTGCCGACGTCGTGGTGTGGAACCAGACCCGTGGCTGGGAGCTCCCAGACGCGAAGCACAAGGCGGAACTCCTCCAGCTGCAGCCCGTGATCGACTCCCTGATGGAGATCCGACAGTGGCACGACCAGCACGAGAAAGACCGGCAGACCCTCCGTTCGCTGATCTCCCACGGGCACCTCGTCGGATCGAGCACCACCGACATCGTCGAGGCCATCCTCGACAACGGATTCCACCGCCACCCGGACAACGCGGAGGACAACGATGCCTGAGGAACCAACTCTGTCCGACACCGACAACCCGGATACCGGCCGGCAACGGGACGGCGGTGGACTTCGCCGGACACGTGGCCGTCCCGCATCCCCGCGCCGAGGAGACTGCCGAACAAACGCCTGGCAGCCCGACGACAACCTCATCACCGCCGCACAGGCCGGCCAACTCCACATCCGCAACCTCAGCTGCGAAGACCGATCCTGGGTGGTCGCCGGACTCACCGCCCGCGGCGTCACCGCCGAAGACACCGCCACCATGCTCCGATGCTCACTCAGGTTGATCAAACAGATCCGGGCGAACCCGATGACCGCAGTCTCGTTCTATGCGCAGACCATCGCCGTCGAGGTCGAGACTGCCCGGCTCCACGCGAAGACAGCGAAACGCGCACACGCCTACGAGCTCGAGGATCTGCGGATGACCGCGGAACGGTACAAGAAGCAACGCGATGACCTGATCGACCAGCTCGCCGCCCAGGCACGACGAGCGGAGAGGCAGGACACATGAACGAAAACACCCCGTCCATTCAGTGAAAGGGCCTGTTGCGATGTACCTCGGTGAAGAGCCCCGCACCACCCCAACACCCGCCGGCCACATCGAACGACTCGAAACGAGTATCGCCCGCACCGTCCACGAGATCGACGAGCTCCGCGCCGAGAACACCCGACTACGGGCACCAATCGCTGGGCACGCCCCCGCCGGGACACGCGACGGACTGAACGCCTGCGCATGTGGAGTCGCTACGAGTGGATCGTGGGAACAGCACGTCATGGATTCGATCAAGCGCGACGTGATTCGACAGACCGCGATCGACACCTGCTCCCACTGTGGAGACATGGTCATCACATTCGACGGGGAGTACTGGTCCCACTACCGGGGGCCGGGGCAGCTGCTGAACCGATGCCAGCACACCGTCCCTTACGGCATGGATGCCACGCCAGCGCACGGGGGCGCGTACGCGAAGCGCAACTCGTAACGATGGACGACTCTGTCGAACGGCTCCACGAGCACACCCGCGGCTGGCCAGCCGAACGCAAAGATGCACTGATGCTGTGGCTCCGGGCGCAGCACACCCGCCACGTCATCCAATCCCGATACCAACACCCTGCGGAGCTGGCAGCCGCCGTCGACTCGAACTTCGTGATCACTCCTGCAGTCGACGTCATCTCCCGGACCGTGGAGCGTGTCATCCGCGAGCCGCAACGCAACCTTCTCGTGACGATGCCCCCACAAGAAGGCAAGAGCTCCCTGTGCGCCATCTGGGCGCCACTCCGCGCCCTGCAGCTCAACCCAGACACCCGCATCATCGTCGCCGCCTACGGTGACGCCCTCGCCGAAGACCACTCCCGCGCCGCCCGCGGCTGGATCGAAACCGCCGGCACCGGCGCCGTCGACGCCATCACCGGACAACCCGTCGAAGACAAACTCGGCCTGCAACTCTCCCGCACGTCCACATCCGTGTCGTCCTGGCAGGTCGCCGGAGGCAAAGGCGGATACAAAGCCGTCGGCCTCGGCTCATCCATCACCGGCCGCGCCGCCGACCTCCTCATCGTCGACGACCCCTACAAGAACATGCAGGAAGCCGACAGCGTCGCACACCGCCGCAAAATCTCGGAGTGGTTCAAATCCGTCGCGCTCACCCGACTCTCCCCGGACGCGTCGATCATCCTCATCCAAACCCGCTGGCACGCCGAAGACCTCTCCGGCGAAATCCTCGCCGCCGAGCAGGAACTCCCACCCCACCAACGCACGTGGCGGCACATCAACATCCCCGCCGTCTCCGAAGCCGGTATCCCCGACGAACTCGGACGCCCGCCCGGTGTCGCCATGACCTCCGCACGAGGCCGCACCCCAGCACAGTTCGCCACCCGACGCCGCCAGGTGGGGGAGCGTGTCTGGTACGCCCTCTACCAAGGCACCCCCACTCCAGCCGAAGGCGGACTGTTCACCCGCACATGGTTCGACACCCACAAGCTCGAGAAGCAGCCGGACCGCTCCACCATGCGCATCGTCGCCGTCGACCCCGCCGAAACCGGGGAAGGCGACGAGGCCGGCATCATCGCCGCAGCCCTCCTCCCCGACGGCACAGTCGCCCTGACTCACGACCGGTCCGAACAGATGACCTCCGAGCAGTGGGGCCAAGCCGCCGTGAAGCTCGCCATGGAAACCCACGCCAGCGAGATCGCCGTCGAAACCTACACCGCAGGCACCACCTACGTGAACGTCGTCAAGCGCGCGATCAAGGCCTACCGGGAGAAGTTGCAGGCGGGGTTCGATGGGAACGATCGGGAGATCGCCGCTGCGATCCGCCGCACCCACGACCTGAAGGTGTATCCGTGGCGGGGCAATGGGGATGCGGTGGCACGGTCTGCCCTGTTGCGTCAGGCGGTGGAGGTCGGCACCTGCAGGATCGTCACATCCGAAATGACCACGCTGGTGGAGCAGGCCGTCACGTGGCAGCAAGGACAGCATCAACCCGACCGGGTCGCCGCCGCGATCATCGCCCACGATCGACTGATCGCCCGCGGTGGGCGTACCTCGAGTCTCGGCAACCCCACCCGCCCGGCCACCACCGCGCCGGCCCCGAACTGGCTCACCCGCAAAATCGGATAGCCCCTGCACGGTGCGTCTTTACCGTTGCGCGCCATGGACGGTCTCACACTCCTCGTACTCCTCCTCTACGTCCTCGCCGTCATGCGAGCCACCCGCCTCATCAACGCCGACACCATCCTCGACACCCCCCGTATCTGGCTACTCCGCCGCTTCGGCCCGGAGTCGGCGCTCGCGTACTTCATCTCCTGCCCCTGGTGCGTGTCCATCTGGATCGCCGGCATCTCCGCCCCGTTCGTCCTGTGGGCGCTCGATCTCCCCCTGTGGCTGTGGCCGCTCCTCGGACTCGCCGCCTCGCACCTGACCGGACTGGCCGCGCAGCTCGACAGCGACGACCTCGAAATCGAAATCGAAGACGAGTGATGCGCTACTTCTACGACACCGAGTTCCTCGAGGACGGCCGAACTATCGAGCTGATCTCGATCGGCATCGTCGCCGAGGACGGCCGCGAGTACTACGCCGTCAACTCCGACATGCCAGTCGACCGGATCACGAAGGACGACTGGCTCCTCAACAACGTGTGGCCGCACCTGCCGCTGGTCGGGTACAAGGCCGGACTCCAGTACGTCGGCAACGGCGAGCACGCAGTCCGTACCCAACAGGCCGGCACGCTCGACAGGACCTCGACGCTGGTCCGACCGAAGTGGGTCATCGCCAACGAGGTGCGCGAGTTCCTCCTCGTCCACACCGACAACGAACGCGAACTCGAATTGTGGGCCGACTACGGCGCATACGATCACGTCGCGCTCGCCCAACTGTGGGGCCAGATGATCCGGCTACCCAAGGGTCTGCCGATGTTCACCCGCGAATTCCAACAGGCCTGGCGCGACCGTGGCGCTCCCGATCTCCCCGATCAGACGGATGGGCAGCACGATGCGCTGGCCGACGCACGCCACCTCAAAGTGTCCTTCGAGTACCTGATCGGCCGTCACGCCCCGTCCTGACCCTGCACCCCGCGTAACTACCTTCTGGCTGTGGCCCGCAGAGTCAAGATCCGACGCACCCCCCGACACCGGGGCACGCTGACCGCTGCCGGTCAGAAGATCACCGACCCCTCGAAAACCTTCAAATCATCGATGGGATCCTCGGGCTCCAACTGGCAAGAACAAGCCTGGGAGTTCCTCGACAAGGTCGGCGAACTGCGCTACTACGTCGGCTGGCGCTCAGCCTCCGTCGCCCGCTGCCAACTCATCGGCTCCGACCTCGACCCCGACACCGGCCGCCCCACCGGCTACACCGAGAACCCCACCGTCCGCCGCATCGTCCGCGACATCGCCGGCGGCGTCACCGGCCAATCCCAAATCCTCAAACGTCTCACCACCATGCTCACCGTCCCAGGTGAAGGATTCGTCGCCATGGTTGTCCGGGACAGCGAATCCCACGACACCTACTCCGACGGATCCCCGCTGTCGGCCGAGGACCGCGAACAGATGGAGTTCCAGGAGTGGGTCGTCCTCTCCCGCGACGAGATCAAAGCCTCGGGCAGCGACGACCTGGAGTTCACCCTCCAGGACGAAACGAAGCACCTCTACGACGAGACCAGGGATCTGCTGTTCCGGGTGTGGAACCCCCATCCCCGCAAGGCGTCGGAAGCCGATTCCCCGGTGCGCGCCGCAGAGGATCCATTGCTCGAGATCGTCCGCACCACCAAGTCGATCGACAACGCAGGGAAGTCCCGGCTCGTCGGCAACGGCATCGTTTTCGTTCCGCAGGAAATGTCGCTGCCCGAACAGGGCGCCCCCGGCGCCGCTCCGTTGCCAGGTGACGCTCCCGGCCCGGACTACGGGGTTCCGTACGCGGCCCCATCTGCCTCCCAACAACTCCAAGACCTCCTCTATCAAGTCGGCACCACTGCCTACAAAGATCAGGAGTCGATGGCGGCGTTCATGCCGATCATCGCCTCGGTGCCGGGGGAGTGGACCGACAAGGTCAAGCACGTCACGTTCAACTCGCAGGTCGCGGAAACCTCCCTCAAGACTCGTGAGGCAGCGATCCGCCGGCTCGCGATGTCCCTCGACGTCGCACCTGAACAGTTGCTCGGCCTCGGCTCCAGCAGCAATCACTGGAGTGCATGGCTGCTCGCCGAAGAAGACGTGAAGGTCCACGTCGTGCCCGTCCTCGAAACTATCGTCGCGTCGCTGACTCAGTTCATCCTCCGACCGTTGCTCGAGCGTGAAGGCATCGACCCGAACCAGCACGTCATCTGGTATGACACGACACCGCTCACTCAGGACCCGGACAAGAAGGCCGAGGCGAAGGACGCGCACGACCGAGGTGGACTCACCACCAAGGCGTTGCGCAAGTACTCGGGGTTCGACGACTCCGACGGATACGACCTCACCACCGCCGAAGGCTGGCAGGAACTCGCCCGCGACAAAGCCGCCGCCGACGTGTCACTCATTCCCACGCTGGCGCCGCTGCTCGGCGGCGTAGCCGACCAGATCACCCCACCACCGCAACAGCCCGCGATTGACGCTCCCACCGACACCACGCCGACCGCTCCGGAGTCGGAGACGCTGCCCGAGTCCGAACCAGTCACCCAACCCGACTCCACCGACGAACCCGACACCGTGACAAGCGCAGCCGTCCTGGTGTTCGTCGAGACCTTCACTGCGCGGGCCCTCGAACTCGCCAACAAGCGCAGACGCAACCGAGCGAATGCGGCCCAGTTCCGCGACGTCCCGATTCACCTGGCACACCGCAACCTGCCCGCCGTCCCGGCCGCCGAAGTGCCGAAGCTGATCGAAGGATGGGACACCTCGGTCCCCTGGGGCGCGGTCGAACGACTCGGGTTCACCCGCCGCACCATCGCCTCATGGGTGGAGCGCGACGCCATCGACGAACTCACCAAGGTGGCCGGCTGATGTACCCCGACAACCTCGCCCGCGCCCTCTCCGCGCAGCTCGACGCCGAACGGGCCATCGAAGCGTTGACCATGGCTGCGTTCGAAGCGTGGCTACCCCACGTGAAAGCCGCAGTCCTCCCTTCGCTCACCGCATCCGCTGAGCTTCCCCCGGACCCGGACCAGGTCCCCGCAACCGCCGGATGGTGGGAGCTGGCCCTTGACCAGGCGATCCTGTACGGCATCGGCCTGGTCTACGGCCACGAACTACTCGCAGTGCTCTCCGGTGCCGGCGCCGCAGCCGCAGCCTTGGAGACCACCGACCCCGACGACGAACTGTCGAACACAGCGCTCGCGCGGCAGGCCCGCAAGATCGTGGCGTCCTCACTCGGGGTACCGACATCCGAGATCACGGCGCTCGACCGCAGACTCGCATCCCTGCCGTCAGTGCAGCAGATCCAGGCGGAGTATCTCGCGCAGGTCCGCAACCGAATGGTGAACACCCCAGAGACGGTGTTCCGCGACATCACAGTCCAACTCGACCAGGCAATCGCCGCCGGCGAGGGACCGGACGCGCAACGCAGGAGGGTCCAGCAGTTCCTGTCCCCGACAACGGGGGACTGGACAGGCCGGGCCATGACCGTGGCCCGGACAGAATCAGCGGGCGCGATGTCGCACGCCACCATCGAAGCCGCTGCACTGCGCAACGAGGTGCTCGGTGAGGAACTCGAGCAGACGTGGATCTGCACCCTCGACTCGAAGACACGCCGGTCGCATTGGGCCGCCGACGGTCAACGAGTCCCACTGGGAAGCACCTTCAGCATCGGCCGCGCACAGCTCCGCTTCCCCGGCGACCCACGAGGCCCGGTGGAAGAGGTCGCCAACTGCAGGTGCCGGGTCGCGGTACTCGCCGTCGACGAACCCCTGCCGACCGAGCAGGACCGGCACACCGAACGTGGACCCGGGAACTCCACGGTGATCAACCGCGCCGGCTCACAACAGGACGAGATCGAACGACGCGCCGAGGAAGGAAACATCCGGGCACGTGAGGACCCTGCCGGACTCGGTCGGGTGGCATCCATCAACACGGAGGACGACATGGCAGACGACGAGACCACAGAGGACACGGCAGTAACCTTCCGGACGTTCACCGACGCGGTGATCGCCGTGCTCGGCACCCCGACCGACGACCGCCGCATCCTCGCCGCGGACATGGACTTCCGGTTCCGCGAGTTCCCCCTGCCGGTGATGTGGACCAAGCAGTCATCCGGCGGGCACTTCGACGCATACACAGTCGGGGTCATGGAGTCCGCCCGCGTCGACGGATCGCAGATACTCGCGTCCGGGTACCTGCTCAACACCGATGAGGCCGACGAAGCGGCCGATCAGCTCGCACACAAGGTCACCGGACCCTCAGTGGACCTCGGCGACGCCGAATGGACCTACACGAACGAGGCCGGTGAGGAGATCACCGAAGAGATGTGGGAGGACGCCTACGACTCAGGTGAGGAACTCAAGGTCTACGAGACCATCACCTCGGCGAAGCTCCTCGGTGTCACCCTCGTAGCGACCCCCGCATTCGGGGAAACCACGATGCAGCTCGACGCCGAACGCGTCTCCAAGGACATCGCGGTCGTGGACTCCCTGGTCGCCGCCGCTGCACGCCCGATCGACGAAACCTACGACGCCGCGCTGTTCTCCGACCCCCACCTCGACGGACCAACCCCGGTCACCTATGACGCGAAGACCGGCCGGATCTACGGGCACCTCGCCTGCTTCGGGCAGTGCCACGTCGGGATCACCGATCAGTGCGTCGTCGCGCCCCGATCGAAGACGGACTACGCGCACTTCCACACATCCCCTCCGGTGCTCACCACCGACGGCCGGCTACCGGTAGGTCGGCTGACCGTGAGCACCGGGCACGCCGGTCCCCGCCTCGGCGCCCGGCCCGCCGCGGAGCACTACGACAACACCGGCACGTGCTTCGCCCTCGTGCGGGTGGGGGAGGACGCGCACGGCATCTGGTTCTCCGGCATACCGCACCCCACCGCCACCGAGGAGCAGATCCGGGCCGGCCTGTCCGCGCCGCTGTCCGGGGACTGGCGCACCATCGGCGGCAACCTTGAGCTAGTCGCCGCGCTCGCGGTGAACACACCCGGATTCCCCGTCCTGGTCGCCGGAGCATCCGACGAGAACGATCGTCCCCGCACCCTCGTCGCCTCGCTCGGGCCCCGCGCCGAGTCCAAGCGCAGCGGACGAGTGGACCCGAAGCGTTTGGCGCAGGAAGTGGTCCGCGAGATGCGGGCCCAGGACCGCCGCAACGAGCAGGCCCGCGCGGTGCTCGCAGCAGCAGAACGCCGCCGCGAAGCACGCGCGATCATCGAGAAGGCAGGAGTCTGACATGGGATGCGGTTGCGGACGTCGAGCCGGATCGACACTCGCCGGCAGCAGCACGGCGACGTCGTACACATACAAGGTGACGTTGCCGTCCGGTGAGGAAGCCACCTACCTCACCCCGCTCGAAGCGAAGCGGGAAGTTCGGCGCGCGGGTGGCGGCACCATCGTCCGCGTCGCCGACACACCAACCTCCTGACCCCCGCTGCAGCAGCGAACGGCCTCGGCGCCCTATCGGTGTCGGGCCGTTTTGCACGGCGCGTCTCTACTCTCCCGAACCAGACAACAGGAGTCCTGTTCTGGCTGTGGGCCGGGGACCTCCAACGTCACGACTGATACAGGAAACGAGACGAGGAGTCCCCATGGACCCGTTCGAACTGCCCGAGGAGATGCCAACCGACCTCGCAGGTCTGGCGGAGCTTCGCGCCCAGGCAGAGGCGTCGTTCAACGAACTGCGCGAGATCGTCAACAGCGGCGAGGACCTGACCGAAGAGCAGCTCGAGCAGCTGCGCTCCCTCGCACGGGACATCTCCACCATCGACACCGCCACCCAGGATGCGGAGCAGGCCGAGGCTGAGCGCCGTGCCGAGGTCAACGACCTCATCTCGCAGGTCTCCGGACAGTCCGCCGAGGGCGACGAAGACAGTGACGACGGCGAGACCGACGAGACTGGAGACAACACTGGCGAGAACGTCGAGGGTGCCGACGAGGTGTCGCAGGACGACGTCGACGCCGTCGTCACCGAAGCCGAAACGACCGCCGCCGAGGCCGCTGAATCCGTCGCCGCATCCGGCCGTCGCCGCACCAACTTCTCCGGCGCCGGCAACGGTCGCAAGACCAAGATCCCCGCGCCGAAGAAGCCGGACATCGGCTGGCGCATGGACTCCAACGTGTTCGGCTTCAAGCCCGGAAAGGTCGGCTTCGCCGATCTCGCCGAAGCCGTCGAATCGGTCCGTCCCGGCAGCCGGGTACGCGCAGGCCGACCCGTCCGCGGCGGATTCACCGGCCAGACCCTCGGCCGCCTCGACCGTGACATGCCGCTCGTGGAAACCAGCCACGAACTCGTTGCCGCGATCGAGAAGGCCACCAACGAGAAGACACTGCCCGGCGGATCACTGACCGCAGCCGGCGGCTGGTGCGCCCCGTCCGAGCAGCTCTACGACTTCTGCGAGGTCCCCCAAGCCACCGATCTGGTGTCCCTGCCGGAAATCGCCATCCGCCGTGGCGGTGTGCGCTGGCCCGTCGAACCGGACCTGTCCGCGATCTTCGACTCGTTCCAGTTCTTCTTCACCGAACCGCAGCTCGAAGCAGTCGACGTCGACGGCAACCCCACCGCCATCAAGGAATGCGTCGAGGTCCCGTGCCCCGACGAGTTCGAGGAACTGCGCCTCAACGCAGTCGGCTACTGCGTCGAAGCCGGAATCCTGCAGAACCAGGGCTGGCCGGAGCTGATCGAGTGGTTCATGCGCTCGCTCACTCAGGAGCACTTCCGGGCTCTGTCCAAGCGCACGGTCACCGACATGGTCACCGGCTCCACCCCGCTGACCATTCCCGTCGATGCGCAGATCGCTGCCGGATCGTCGATCCTCAACAGCCTCGCGCTGATGGCGACGAACTTGCGTCTCGATCGTGGCCTGGGCCGTACCGCCACCATCGAAGGTGTCGCGCCGTCGTGGTTGCACGAGGTGATCCGCGCCGACCTGGCGAACCAGCAGGGCACGGACACCAAGGCCGTCACGGACGCTCAGATCACCAGCTGGCTGGCGGCCCGCAACATCGCCCTCCAGTTCGTCGGTGACTGGCAGACCCGCGGCGCCGGCCTGCCGGGCAACCTGCAGACGGTCGTCTACCCCGGCACCGTCGACGTCCTGCTCTACCCGGCAGGCACCTGGTTCCGGTCGCTGTCGAACGTGCTCGAGCTCGGCGTGATGTACCCGAAGGAACAGCTCCAGGTGAACCGGTACACGCGGTTCTTCACCGAGGACGCGATCGCCGTCGGTAAGCGCTGCAACCAGTCGCTGAACGTGACCATCCCGATCTGCCCGTCCGGGGCTATCGGGGCACGTCAGACGGTTGCGTGCAACACCCCGGAAGTCACGCCCTAATCGGACTACCCCGGGACGTCCCCACGGAGCGTCCGGGGTTGTGACTCGGAACGGGTGCGGCACGTGAGGCCGTCCCGCACCCGTTCCGGGAACCACCCGAACCTCACCAGGAGCCAGCTGTGACTGCACCGACCACCCTTCTCCCCGTCGACTACGACGCGCCTCCGGTCAACCCCATCGGGGTCGGGCTGTTCTCGGCGGCGAACCTGATCGACTCCACGGGCCCGTCCCGGATCCTGCACGGGGTCGAAATCCGGCCGCGCAACTGTGCGACCGGCTGGGGCACCTGGGACGCCGATCCCTGTAAGGACCCCGAGCCCGGCACACTCAAGTCCGGTGACCGCCCCGTCGCCGGAGACCCGTTCGACGCCCTGGTCGTCTGGGGCTACGACGAGTGCGGCCCGCTGGAGGACTTCGCCGAGTACGAGGCCCGCGCACTACAGAACGCCCGGCTGCACGAGCAGGCCCTCGCCGAGGCGCACTTCGGCGCGCGACTCGACGCCGACACCACCACCCCAACCGCCGTCGCCGACCTGGTGGCCGCGGTGGCCGAGCTGGAAACCGAACTCGCCGCCTCCGCCGGGTTCTACGGCACGATCCACGCCTCGACCCGCTTCGCCGCGTACGCCGCGCAGGCCAACCTGATCATCCGGTCCTCCGGATCCCCGGTCCTGCGAACCCCGCTCGGACACACGTGGGCGTTCGGAGGGGGATACGACGACACCCTCGGCACCAAGATCGTCGCGACCGGTCCGGTGACCATCTGGCGTGATGCATACACCACGCGTTCCACGCTCGACGAGCGGCACAACATCAAAGCTGCCATCGCCGAACGCGCCGTCGTCGTCGGCTACGAGTGCCTGGTCGCCTCGGTCGACGTCACCCCGACCCCGTAGAAGGGACTGTCATGCCTGCCGGAGTGGAAGTCATCGTCGAGGACGGCTTCGCGACCGTCACCCCCGAACCCGCCGAGCGCGGCCGGGTGCTGACCGCGCTGCTCGCCGCCGTCGATGAGCCCTCACAGATCCGCACCGACACGTCCGGGCGGCGCCGCGCGTATGTCGTGTTGGAGCAGGACGCTCGCAAGGCGGGTCTGCTCGATCAGCAGAAGCCTGCCGTGAAGAAGACGGCGGCGAAGAAAGCGGCGCCAAGGAAGGCCACGGAGAGGCCCGACGATGTGGGGGAGGCGGACACCAGTGAGGTGGACACGGACACGGAGGCGGACGCAGCGCTGACCGACCCGCCGAACCTGCCGTCTACTCCGGTACAGCAGTAGTCCAGGCAGTAGCCGATGTTCGGGATCACCGCACAACACCTGTCCCAGCCGACCACGATCCTTGGCCTGCTGATCGTGCTGATCATCATCGGCGGCCTCGTCCCGAGGTGGCTCTACACCTCCGTTCTGAAGATCAAGGACGACGTCATACGGGATCTGCGCGAAACCAATCGCGAGCAGGCCCGGCATATTGACCGGCTCATCACCGGCACATCCACGGGTGTGCGCGTGGCGGAGTCGATCCACGAAACCGTGCTCGAGGCAGACACAACTCAGGCGGGTGACAGGTGATGTGGGGGTGGGCGGGACGGGTCAAGCAAGCCAGGATCGAACGCGCCGAAGCGGCCCGGGAACTGGAAGAGACACGCCGTCACGGCAGGGAAGTGGTCGATCCTCTCGTCGACCGAGCCGAGGCAGTCATCCGGCGTAATCACTTCGGCGAGGCAATCGAGAACGCCATGGGCAGAAGGAGACACGCATGATCAACGCGGCGCTCGCTGTCGCTGCCGCACTCGGTGGGCTCGTCATCCTGATCTTCCCTGCGGAGACAGAGGCGAAGATCTTGATCTTCACCATGACCGTCTTGGCGTGGACGTTCGTCGTCACGTACGCGCTGCGCTCACCGTGGCGATCAACGCAGGCCGGCCGGTCCGTGATGGCGACGACCGTGTCGATCGCGCTGATCGGCACACAGCTCGCATCGGTGTGGTGGTTCGGCGACTACCCGGGTCGGTCCGAGGTCCGCTCGATGGTGATCCTCGCGCTGGTGCTGACCTTGCTGCACCGGCTGCTGGTGCTGCGGCGCATTCAGCACGCTGACGCAGACGACGGACCGGGTTCTACCGCCCTCTGACGTGCACGCCTCGTCGCTACTGTGTCGACCGACGGCCTCACCGTTTCTGTCCCACGTACCTGAAGGAGCCCGTCGTGGCAGTGTTTCCGGTCGTCAAAGGCACACGCCTGAGGGCGACGAAGGTCAACTCGTGTGGTCTCCCGGTGTCCGGCAACGCGAACTATGCGGTGACGGAAGGCTGGGTGTCCCTCGCAATCTCTCCCGTGATGCAGGAGGCGGAGGAGCTGGAGCAGCGCAACGCGGAAGGCCGCGTCTGCGTCGCCGAGCGCACCCCGCCCGAGCGGAAGTACTACAACCTCACGCTGACGCTGTGCCAGGTGAACACCTGCCTGATCTCGCTGTTCAACGGCTGGGAGCAGGAACTCGACTGGGACGGCAACGCCGTCGGTCTGCGTGACCAGCGCAAGGTCGAGTCCGACTACGGTGTGGCCCTCGAAGTCTGGGCCGGTGGCAAGGCCGGGAACGACTGCCCGACTCCCGAGGACGACTCGATCTTCTCCGGTGCCGGCACCGGCAAGTCCTACGGTTACTTCCTCACGTTCGGTACCGAGTTCACCCTCGGTGACATCGAGATCGCGGCGTCGGTCGCGAACTTCACGCTCACCGGCATCACGTTCGCCGGTCCGCAGTGGGGTCGTGGCCCGTGGAACGTGGTCGCCATCGATGCTGCGAATACGCCCGGTCGTTTGCTCGCCCCGGTCACCGATGAGCAGCATCTGGTCATCCAGCGCACGCCGATCGCGCCGCCGGAGCCGACTCCGGGTGAGGAATGCTGCCCGCTGGACATTGCGGGTGTGTTCGAGGCCCCGGACTACTACTTTGGTGGTCCGGCCTCCGAGCCCGCGGCGGACGTTGCTCCTCCGCAGGCTGCGTGCGTGCTCACCCCGTAGGTCCCTCTTGCTGCCGGGCGGGTCGTTCCTGCCCGGCAGCGGGGCCGTCCCCTGATGTAGGTCCTCCGGGGGAGGGCCATGCAGGGCTGCGATGCCATTCGATGAACGAACCGATTGGGTGGACACACCCTCGTCCCGCCGCCTCCGGTGCATTCCGGGGATATTTTGCTTTGGGAGCGGAGCCGGAGCCGGCTGAGCTTATCCGTCGATAAGCAGGAGAAGAACGAGAATGATCACCACTCCGACGGACAGGGCGATCACGAGCCCACCGGTGGGTGATCTGGAGTCGCCGAAGAGTGGTTCGTCGGGATTCCACTTCCATCGCCTCTTACCCACCCCGTCATGAAACCGTACTGTCCGGTATGTCCGCAATGGGTAGATCTACGTACGCGGCATGGAACGGCCGTGCACCTGAGCCGGCGGCTCTTGTAACGGCCGAACCAGTCCCACCGACACCATCGGTGGTGACCGCGAGTACCCCCGACGCTCGACGGTGCCGCAGCAGAATCGCCTCCGCTCCATTGCCTCCGGAGCGGGGGCGATTCGTTATGCGCAGGATGCGCACGTCTCGTACGCACTAGCGCGAGCAATACCCCTCTCTACCTGCGGCCGGATCGGTTGTGCAGCCCCCTGCGGCGCACAGGCCGAACCGGCCCGAGTCGAGGATCGCACGCAACCCTGAGAGATAGATGAACTTTCCTCGGCAAAAGAAGAGCCCCGCCGGGGAACGAGCTCACTCCGGCGGGGCTCCCGGCCGCCGGCAGGGGGATGCGGCGGCCGATACCGCCCAAATGCAGGGGGGTGCACGGGCGGCCAGCAGGAACTTTACTTCATCTTTGAACCAGGTTGAAGACCGCCTACGCTATCCCTCCGTCAGTGCGGCCGGTGGAGGAGCCGACCGCACCGCCCGTGACGCCCGCGGCGTCACACGGATCCCCGCCGTCCAAACTCCACAGCCGGGCGGGCGCACGACGTCGGGGTTACGCACTGCCGAAGGTGGAGAAGCGAGGAGCCGAACGCGATGTCCAGCCCTCCCCGGCAGTCCACCACGCCTCGACGAGGGGAAGATATCGACAAACCGGGCGTAACGCCAACAGGTTGCTGACCGCTCGGATCACTACCGGAGGCCATACACGAAGCGCCCCACGTTTCCATCCCGGGAGCGTGGGGCGCTTTCCGTGTTTCTACGGCCGATATTTTATTGCGCCTCGCGATATTTTATGGAGCCGATTCCAACACTCAGCGGCCGAGCAGATCCGTATGCTCCGGGCAGTACGCACCGACCGCGGCCGCGAGGAATCCGTGAGCCTCGCTCTTCCCATCGAAGTTCCCGGTCGCTATGAGGACGGTCAGCGTCGACTCGCGCTTCTCCCACGCGGCAGCACCGTCGACGGATGAGATGGTGCGGCAGAGCTCTTTCGCGGCCGGGATCATCGCATCGAGCCGACCGGCGTGGGCGACCTGTTCGTAGCTGAGAAGGTGCTCGAAGAGTGCGTCTCCCGTCGGGGCGGTCGTGGTGGGCGGCCCGGCCGGGATCTCGTACTGGGGTGCGCTGCTGCAGGCGGCAAGCAGCAGCGCGAGAGCGGGCAGGGCGCGACGGGTCATGCGGGGATGATCGCACGCCCCTCGCGCCACGTTCCGATACCCGACTCGGCGGACTCATCGGGCGAGATTCTAGTAACTATTGGCGGGCGTGGCAGAAGTCACTTCTTCTCCGTGCTAACTTCTGCGCGTGGCAATGGACGAGCGGTTCGCAGACTTCTCCATGGAGGGGGAGCGGTTCGACGCGCCGGGGCTTCCAGTCGAGACAGCCAAGGAGCTGGGCTTCTACCGCGAAGCCGTTGTTGAGGTTGCGAAGAAGTTGTGGCTTAACGCCAACCCGGGCAGCCTTCAAGTCCCCCGGGGGTTTGCCGACGCCTTCGATCTTCGGATGACGGAGGTGAAAAAAGGGAGCGCCCGACCTCAGCTGATCCTTCACAAGGATCCCGGTGTTGAGGACGAACGGTTCGATGAGTGGCACCGGTTTTATGTTCGGGGCCGCGATGAGGTGACCAAGGCGCTAAGGACCGTGGCAAGCGAAGGCGTTCTCCCCAGGAGCTTCCCACGGTCTGGGGTCAAACCGTTGCGCCAGATCGGTCGCACACTCGGCGACGATGAGCGGATCATCGTAGGCGCGCCTCGATTCAGTGGTGTGAAGGCCACAGTTGACCGCCAAGTTCACGAGACCGTGAAGCAGATTGATGCCGTCCTCTCTGAAGAACTGGAAGAGGTTGGTGTCGAGGGTTGGATCTTCGCCTTTGACAGCACTGCGCGTAGCTTCAAAGTGCGGCATCCGGCCGGATACGTCATAAGGTGCGCCATACAACACGGCCGAGAGGATCTCAGTCGCGTCGCGAAGCAGTACTGCTCGATCGATGGAATGACTGCCCCTGACGTGCGAATACGGGGGTTTGTTCCCGTCATCGATGTGGGAAGGCCTACTCTTCTGACTGACGTGAGTTCCATCGAGCATCTGCGATCGGTGGGTGAGAAGATGGCTATCAAGAAGATCGAGCTTCTTGAGTCGTTCGTGGACGGTTGGGCTGGGGACGAATCGATGGCCCCGGATAAGGCGGCGTTGGAAGAGGTCCGTTCCCTCGTCCCGAGGATCTACTCTATGGATCTGAAGGTGAACATCGCCTCAGAAGACGACGGTAGCGTCGTGCTGGAGTGGCGTCGGGGGGTCCTGGAGTGCACTGCCGTGCTCGGCGCGAACCGGCAACTCTTCATGTGCGTAGACAACGTCGAGACGGACGAGCTGCACGAGACTGAAACCGAGTTTGATGCTGGTGTTCTGATGGAATTTCTGCGTTCAGGGGTGCTGGATGGGCGAGTTGCCTAAGGGGGCTTTCCGTCTCGTCGAAAACGAGACTCTACGTAGGCAGGTGCACCCCTCTCGGCTTGATGATGACGGGAACCCGATGCGAGTGGCGTACCAGCCCAATTCGGGGGATGGCGGATTGCTGTCAACGCTGCGTGAGCACGTGACGGCGGAAGAGGCCTACAGGCGGTATGTCCACGAACAGAATCGAGAGTCTGCTGGCACTTGGGGGATTTCCCTCACCTCTGTGCAGGACGCAGGACTTGACTGTTTTGATGATTCGGCCACCGTATGTCCCGATCATGCATCAGTCGATTTTCGCGAGAAGTCCACTACCGGGGCGATGAAGCAGGCAACTAGGAAATTGCGCGCCGCATCAGTAGACGAGGGAAGGCTTCATCCGCCAGTCGAGGAGTGACGTCGACCGTCCACTGGTGTCGGCGGTACGTCCTGCGCCCCGCTCTCCTCGGAGGGCGGGGCGCGTGTGGCGTATCAGGAGTCAGGCGATGTCGATGTGTGTGTCGAGCGCGATCGCTCCCCCGAACGGATTGACCAGAAGCGACTTCGAATCGGTACTGGCGTAGATCATCACTCCCCGCTCCGGCACCCCGTTGTATGGGACCAGCTCCGCGTGGCTGAATGTGTAGGCCTGGGCTGCGCCGCTCTCGCCTGGGGCATAGACGGTGGTGTTCGAGTCCCTGTACTTGTCCTTGATGAGCTCGACGGCGCGGACTGTGCGTGTGCTTGTCGACATGCGCGGAACGATAGCCTGAACACAGATGGCGCGCCGACTGCCCGGCAGGCTAGTTTGGCACGCTGGGCAGTCGGACGATCGCCATCAGCAGTCCAGCCATCCGTACGTCGTCGCTGTTTCTCCGCACCCGCGGGACCAGCACGCTGAGTGGAGTGTGACCGAGCGGATTGCACGCCGGCAGGGCCAGGTGCTGCAGGCACCGTTGGCGGGTGCGCAGTCTGATGTGGGCTCAAGGGGCGGGCCGAGCGGCGGCGGCGGACGCTGATCGCGCATGGGATCGATCCGGAGTCCGGAGAGCGGGTGTAGAGACGACGAAGCCCCCGTCACCGGCTCCGGTGCGGGGGCTTCGCGGGGGTCAGAGGGCGTACATGCGTGAGTCTTCGCGCGGCGCGATCTTGACGATGTGTCGTGTCGCAAGGAATCGGTGGGAGTCGTTGACTTCGAGAGTGAGGATTCCGTCCTCCTTGAGGGGGCCATGGAGGGGGATTCCGGTGGTCTTGTTGCCGTCGATGGTGGTGATGGTGAGCTTGATCTTGTGTTCGCAGGCTGTGGCAAGCAGCGACGAGAGCGAGTGGGGCTGGTTGATGAGATCGGCGTGTGCGTCGGCCATGCCTGGTTCCTCCTGTTTGTGGTGCTGTGGACAGTAGCGTGGCGGGGTGACAGGTGGTGGTGCGCGGGACATGCGAATCCTTTTTGCTCGGTAACCGCGCAAGGCCGGCATCACTCGCACTGTGCACTGTCACCTGCTCCGGCACGGGAACTACGTGCTCGCCGCATACCTCGGTGGAGCCGCGTATCCGTACCTGCACAGCAAAGCGCCCCACCCGATACATGAGGTGGGGCGCTTTCGCCGTGTCTGGGATCAACCGCACTCGACGTCGTACGTCTGCCGCAGCTCCGTCGAGCCTTCCTCCATGCCGGTCTGGGCGGCGCCGAGGTTGCCGATCGCGAAGCGCCCCCACGCGAGCTTCTCGTCGTTGCTCTCGCAGAAGATCATCACGTCGTAGCCCCCGTCCGGGCTATCGCTGTACTCCTCGGCAACCGCGTTGACGACACCATCCAGGCCGTCAGAGGTTGCGACCGTGACGTTGATCGTGTTGTCGGTGTCCGAGGTGACCGTGTACTCGGGGGTGTCCGATGTGCTCGATCCGCAGGCGGCGAGCAAGAGGGCAGCAGGGATGACGGTGAGGGCAGTGCGAGGTTTCATGCCCGGATCATCCCTTATCTTTGTTTCTTCCGTTACGTCGCGGTCAGCATTCCCCCGCGCATCGGGGGACTATCAACTGCACGCTGGGTCTTTACCGTGGCGACCATGTCCTGCACCTGGCCGATCGACCGGTCCTGCCTCCCCGAGGCAGCGACCCCCGAGGAGCGTGTGAAGCAAAGGCACGCCGAGGACCTGGCCGTGTCGGTGCTCTGGGCGCTGTCCGGGCGGCAGTTCGGTCAATGCCCGGTGATCGCCCGCCCGTGCCCGCAGACGTGCTCGACGTCCAGTGGAACGTACGGACCCGGCTGGTTCCCAGTATTCGCCGACGGACAGTGGCGCAACCTGACCTGCGGATGCCCCGGTTCCTGCACAGCGTCCGGCCCGAAGGTCGTCCACCTACCCGGCCCCGTCGGCGAGGTCCTCACGGTCACGGTCGCCGGCGTCACCCTCGACGAGGCGGCATGGCATCTCGAAGGAGACCGCCTCTACCGCGTCGACGGCGCGGACTGGCCACGTCAGGACATGAACAGTCCATCCGGCAATGACGGCACATGGACCGTCACCTACACCCGCGGCGTCCCGGTCCCCGACGGCGTCGGGACCCTCGTCGGCATTCTCACCAAGGAGTTCCTGGACGCCTGCGGCGGCGGCAAGTGCCGTCTCCCGCGCCGCGTGCAGTCCGTGTCCCGGCAGGGTGTCTCCTACCAGATGGTCGACCCCACCGACATCTACCGCTCCGGCAAGACCGGGCTCGCGAGATAGACATCTGGCTGGCCGCAGTCAACCCGACAGCGCTCCAACAAAGGCCGGTCGTCCGATGAGCGACGTCGACTGCATCCTCAACGAGCTGATCTCCGCGCTGCGGGAAGCGTTCGCCCCGGACTCACAGATGCCTCCGCTCGGCGGTGGCACCACCGAGGTCCGGTTGTTCGCCGGGGACGCGACCCCGCTGGCAGCGTGGGACGCACACCGCGAAGGGGAGGGCTGCGACCACCCGTTCCTGTGGGTGCGTCTGGTCCGCCGGTACCGGACGCAGCAGTTCCCGGCCCCGTACGTCGGGCCAGCCCCGTGCGGGATCCCGACGACGGTCGCCATCGAAGTCGGAGTCGGGCGGTGCGCGGTCGTCGACGCCGAACCGTCCTGGGAGGAATACGCCAACGAGGCGGAGATCAGCATCGACGACTCGTGGCGGATCGACCTGGCGCTGTGCCGGGCGATGGGCAAGATCGAGCGCGCCGAGTGCGGGCTGTCCACGGCGATCGACGCCGTGGTTCCTTACGGCCCTGAGGGTGGCGTCATCGCCTGGATCGGGACCGGATACGTCCAACTGACCGGAGGATTCTGATATGGCACAGCGCATCACTGTCGAGGGCACGATCACCCCGTCGGTCCTGCTGTCGACCGGGGAACAGATGACGGTGACCCAAAGCCCGTTCATCGACAAGCTGATCTCCAAGGGGTTCATCCGCGTGGTCGCCGACGACGATCCCACTTCGGCACAGCCGGCCGTCGAGGATCAACCCGTCGTCGTAGTCCCGGCACGCAACGCCAAGCGCGAAGTGTGGGCAGCATTCCTGACCAACCTGAAGATCGAGTTCTCCGACGAGGACGGACGCGACGAACTGATCAACCTCTACGAGGACAGCGAGCACTACGTCCCAGACGACGATCGTGGCTGACGCACGCTACGAGCTCCAGGTCGACCAGGGGCGGCTGGGTCAGCAAGTCCAGCCGATCCTGGCGCGCAAGGCCGCGTCACTGACGCGACGGATCGCCGCACAGGCGAAAATGAACGTTCCGGTCCGGACCGGCAACCTGGGGCGGTCGATCCAGGAGGACCCGATCGTGTTCTCCGGCCCATTCCGGGTCACCTCGGGCGTGACCGCAACGGCCAGCTATGCCGCCGCGGTGCACGAGGGCACCCGCCCGCACGTGATTCGGGCGCGCAACGCCCGGGCGCTGGCGTTCCCCGGCGCCGGCGGGCGCACCGTGTTCCGCCGTTCGGTCAACCACCCCGGCACCCGGCCCCGTCCGTTCCTGCGCAACGCCGCCGAGCAGGTGATCCGGGACGAGCAGCTCGGCTGAGCCGCTGCACTGCCGGTGGCTAGCCTGACCCGCGTCGCACCACCCCGATCGAAGGACGGCCTCGAATGACCAGCTTCAACGACGACCCCGCGAAGATCGCCCGCGACGAGGCGGACCTCGCCGAACGCAAGCGGCGCCTCGGCCTGGAGAAGACCGACGGCCCCGAGGTGATCGAGATCGACGAGTCCGGCGAGGTGAAGGCGGAGACCGCCGTCGCCACCGTCGACGAGCCGGAGCCGTGGCCGCACGAGATCCTGACCGACTTCTACGGAGAGGACTGGGAGGTCCGCAAGCCGAGCGAGCAGGCGCTCGCCGGATTCGCGCTGGCCTCGGGCAAGTACGTCCCGCAGAAGCTCCAGAACGACCTCGTCGGGCTGTTCATCAAGAACCACATGTCCGAGGAGTCGCACGAGCGGATGTACGAGCGGCTGATGAACCCGGACGACCCGGACTTCACCCCCGCCACGCTCGGCGAGATGATGAAGGAGATCGCCACGTTGGGTCGCTCCACGGCTAGTGTCGAGTTGTGAGCGCAGACGAAGACATGCTGGCCCAGGCAGTCCGGGACATCGTCTCGGACGCTTCGGCGTCACTGGCCGGCGCGGTATCGGCCGGAGCCCGGCTCGGCGCGATGCTCGCCGGCGTGCACCGCGGTCTCGTGCAGGGTGGCGCCTCCGCGCACGTGGCCCTGGAGGTCACGAAGTCCGTGGCAGAGGCGGCATTCCGCAAGCCCTGAGCCTGCACCACTGCTCTCTAGCCTGACGGGGTGACCACCCCTAGCGGCTCCATCGGAATCGGCGTTTCGATCGATGCCGACGACCTGACGTCCGAGATCACTCGGGCCGTGCAGTCGGCCATGTCCGACGTGCTGCGCTCAGTGCGCACCGGGATGGGGCAGGTCGAGGGCGCGCTCGGCGGTATCGACACCTCCGGCTTCGCTGACATCGCCCGGGCGGCGCGGGAAGCTGCCGAGCAGGCCGACAGGGCGGCGCGTGACACCGCCTCTTCTGTGAGCCGGACCAGCCAGCAGGTCGAGCAGTCCACCACCTCGGCGGCGCGCAGCGCGAACACCGCCCTGTCCCGGATCGACGCCTCGTCGCTGTCGCGGATCGCCTCCGGCGCCGACGACGCGATGGACCACCTGCGCCAGCTCGACCGGTGGCAGCTCCAGGCGCTCACCGCCGAGGTCAACCGCGCCGGACAGAACATCGGTCAGGAGATCGGAGCCGGAGCCTCGCACGCCGAGCGCACCCTGGGCCAGCTCGACTCCGCCTCGCTGGAGAACCTGCTCCGCTCGATCAACGACGTCACCCGCGAGATGAACGGCGCCACCGACGAGACCGAGCAGCTGTCCGGCCGGTTCGAGGGGCTCGGGTCGTCCGGGGACGGGCTGGTCGGCAAGCTCGCCGGGGTCACTGCCGGGGTCGTCGGTATTGGTGCGGCGATGGACACCGTCTCGTCGGCGCTCGACCGCGACAGCTTGGGCAACAAGCTCGCCGCCCAGCTGCGGCTGGACCCTGCCGAGTCGGCGGAGGCGGGGCGGATCGCGGGCGAGCTGTACGCGCAGAACTACGGCGCGTCCTTCGAGCAGGTCAACGACTCGATCGGGGCGGTGCTTTCGACCCTTGGCAACTTCGCTGACGACGGGTCCGCGACCATCGAGAAGCTGTCCAAGGCCGCGCTCACTCTGTCCGCCACGTTCGACATCGACGTCGCGGAGTCGACGCAGGCGGTCAACAACCTCATCCGTAACCGCCTGGTCCAGGACGGGGTGGAGGGCTTCGACCTGCTCGCTCGTGGTCTCCAGGAGGTTCCGACCGCGCTGCGCGGTGAGGTCATCCCGGTGCTCGACGAGTACGCTGTCTCGTTCGCCGCCGTCGGTATGAGCGGCTCGGACGCGATGGGTGCCGTGGTTAACGCCGCGCAGAGCGGGCAGATCGCGATGGACAAGGCCGGGGACTCGATCAAGGAGTTCGTCATCCGTGCCACCGACATCGGGGACAAGGGTGCGGTCGAGGCAATGCAGTCGATGGGCCTCAACGCGACCGAGATGGCGAACGCTCTGCTCGGCGGTGGGGAAGCTGCGGGGGAGGCGTTCAACCAGATCATCGGCGAGCTGATGAAAATCACCGACCCGGCCGAGCAGGCGGCGGCGTCGGTCGCGATCTTCGGCACCCCGCTGGAGGATCTGTCGAAGAATCAGATCCCGCAATTCCTGGGCAACCTGACCAACGGTGCCTCGGCGATCGGCGAGTTCGCCGGCACCGTCGACGAGATGGGCGATACTCTCGCGCAGGGGCCGGGCGCGGCGTTGGAGACGTTCCAACGACAACTCCAGACGGCGCTCGTCGACACCCTCGGGTCGACGGTGCAGTACTTCCAGGAGAACGAGGGCGTAGCGAAGGCGCTCGCCGTGGCGCTCGGGGCGCTGGCGACAGTTTATGTCGGGATGAGGGTGGCCTCTGCTGCCTCGGCGGTGGCCCTGGGCATCCATACTGCCGCGACCGGCGGCAACACCGCCGCGCTGGCGGCGAACCGGCTGGCGATGGGCGCTGCTGCGGTCGCCTCCGGGGTGATGCGGGTCGGGCAGCTCGCGGGGGCGGCGGCGACCGGGGTCGCCACCGCCGCGCAGTGGGCGTTCAACGCCGCCCTGTCGGCCAACCCGATCACCCTCATCGTCATCGCGATCGCCGGGCTGGTCGCGGGCCTGGTCGCGTTCTTCACCAAGACCGAACTCGGGCGCGAGCTGTGGTCCTCGTTCGTCGAGTTCCTGGCCTCGTCGTGGGAGACGGTCAAGGGAGCCTTCCAGGCGGCGTGGGAGTTCATCTCTCCGATCCTGTCGGGCATCTGGGACTTCGTCTCGAACGTCCTGGTCGGCGCGTTCAACACGCTGGTCTCCGTGGTCACCACCGTGTTCGACGCGATCGGCGCGGTGATCAGTTACGTGTGGAACTCGGTGGTCATGCCGGTGTTCAACGTCTGGCAGACGGTGATCATGGGGATCATCGTGCCGATCCTGATGTTCCTGTGGAACTCGGTCGTGGTGCCGGTATTCCAAGGCATCGGCAACATCATCAAGACCGTGTGGGACACCGTCATCTCGGTGGTGTTCACCGCGATCAAGGTCGGCATCGACGCGCTCGGTGCTGCCGCGAACTGGCTGTGGAACAACATCTTCGTCCCGGTGTGGAACGGAATCGGCGCGGCGATCAGCTTCGTGTGGAACACGATCATTCTGCCGGTGTTCGACGCGATCAAGGCCGGCATGGATGGCGTCGGGGCGGCGGCGTCCTGGCTGTGGAACAACGTCATCACCCCGGTGTGGAACGGCATCGGCGACACGATCCGCTGGGTGATCGACAACGTCATCACCCCCGCGTGGGAGGGCATGAAGTCCGGTCTCCAGGCGGTCGGGGACTTCTTCTCCACGGTGGTCACCGGCATCGGCAACGTGTGGAACGGGCTGCGCAACCTCCTCGCCAAGCCGATCAACTTCCTGATCGGGACGGTCTACAACGAGGGTATCCGCAAGGCGTGGAACAAGATCGGTGAATTCATCCCCGGACTGGTCACCGCCCCGGAGCTGCCCACCATCCCCGAGTACCGCACCGGCGGCGCGCTGCGCGGTCCGGGCACCGGCACGTCCGACGACATCCTCATGTGGGGCTCGAACGGCGAGCACATGGTCACCGCAGCCGAGGTACTGGCTGCAGGCGGGCACGGGGTGCTCTACGCGATCCGCGACATGATCGCCCGCGGCATCCCGTTCTCCTGGGACAACGGGCGGGTCATCTCCACTATCGGCGAGGGCAACCTCTCGCGGTACGGCACAGCGGTGCAACGCAAGGGCCTGGGCAACGTCGACCCGGAGGGGTTGTTCAACCCGCTCCTCGCCCCGAAGTACAAGGACGGCGGCGCGATCGAGCTTGAGCCGTGGATGCTCCAGCTCGCCAAGGGACACCGGTTCGCGCAGGCGCAGCACGGCAAGCCGTACCAGTGGGCCGGCCCGACCGGGCCGGGCAGCTCGTTCGACTGCTCCGGGTTCATGGGCTCGATCGCCGCGGAGATCCTGGGCGGCGACCCCTGGCGCCGGTACTGGGCCACCGCCTCGTTCGCCGGATACCCGACGGTCGGCCCGCAGGGCTTCACCAAGGGACTCGGCGCAGGATTCACCATCGGCGTGACCGACGACCCGGGCGGTCCGGGCGGCGGGCACACCGCCGGGGTGCTCGGCGAGGTGCCGGGCATGTTCGGGGTGGCCCGGGTCGAGTCGGGCGGAGCGATCGGCGACGTGCACTACGGTGCCGGTCCCGATGTCCGGTCGTTCGCCGGGGTGTACACGTTGCCCATCGGCGCCAACGGGTTCTTCCAGCCCGGTGAGGGCCTGTCGGTCGGCCCGACCCCGGAGGAGCAACGGTCGTTCCTCGGCGAGAAGGTGCACGACGTCCTCACCGCGATCACCGACCCGATCAAGGGCGCGATCGTCGGCGCAGTCGGCTCGCCGCCGCCGCACTGGCGCTCGGTCCCGCCGAAGTACCTCGATGCCGGGGCGGACGCTGTCGCCGACGGCACCGACGCGGTGATCGACGGGCTCGGCGACATGCTGTCGTCGGCGTGGACGGCGGCGAAGGGGCTCGGCTCCTCGCTGCTCGACACCCTCAACCCGTTCGACTCCGGCGGTCTGGCGTTCGGCAAGGGGTTCCTGCCGAAGAACGTCATCGCCCCGGAAAGGGTGCTCTCCCCGGAGCAGACGAAACTGTTCGAGATTCTGGTGACCTCGCTCCAGGCGCTCGCCAATGGCGACTACGACGGCGGGCTGAGCCGCGTCGGCATCCAAGAGGACCACCCGTTCGTCGATGCCGCGCTGACCATGCAGGAGGTTGCAGCGTCGGTCGACGCGCTGGTCAACCGCGGCGACTACGACGGCACGATGTCGCGGTTCGGGGTGCAGGAGGACCACCCACTGATCGACGCGGTGTTGACCATGCGTGAGGTCGCCACGTCGGTCGATGCCCTGGTCGCCAAGGGTGACTACGACGGCACCCTGTCTCGGTTCGGGATCCAGGAGGACGACCCGGTCGTCGACGCGGTGCTCACCATGCGTGACACCGCGCTCGCCGTGCAGGACGTCGCCGGGTCGGTGGGCACGCTGGTAGAGAAGGGCGACTACGACGGCACCTTGTCGAGCTACGGCATACAGGAAGACCACCCGGTCATCGACGCGATCCTCGACGTCCGCGACGCGGTGGTCGAGGCACTGGGCAGCAGCGCGTCCAAGGTGGCCGGGGACATCGTCGCGGCCATGGCCCCGACCCCGAGGGACCTCGCGGAGAAGATCGACCCGGACACGCTGCGGTTCATGCAGGACACGCAGGCGCAGCTCACCGAGCAAGGCGAGATCATCTCGGAGACCGCGGAACTGGCGAAGCGCAACGAGTCCTCCACCGCCCTCGTCGTCGCCGAGCAGTACCGGCAGATCGAGAAGCAACTCGTCGAGGTCACCAACCGCCTCACCGGCGGAGTGCTCGGCCCGGTCGTGCAGTCCGCGATGCAATCCGCGCTCGGGCTGGTAGAGAAAGCGCTGGAGGCATCCACCGGCGACATCACCGCCGCGCAGGACAAGACCACCGAGGCCGTGAAGGACATCGACGTCTCGGGCGAATCCACTGACCCGGCGCCGCCGTTCGGGGCGCCCGGCTCGGCGTTCGACTTCGCCACCGAGCTGTCCAACGCCGTCGTGTCGGTCACCGACACCGCCAGCCAGGCGATTCTCCAGGTCGGCATGGACATTGCCAAGGCGGCGCTGCAGCAGCAGAAGTCGACCGTGGACAACAGCCGCGGCGTGCTCGGCGACGAGAACAACTCCGGCGGATTCCTGGTCGACACCATCGTGCGGCTGACCGGGGTGGAGATCCAGATCCGCGACACGATCTACGCCGTCGCCGACGAGATCAAGAAGTTCCGCGGCGAGCAGTTCCAGACGTTCGACGAGACCGGCGCGCTGCTCTCGGACACCGCCTCGCTGCTGGAGCGTTCGGCATCGAGCACCGACCTGGTCATCGCCGAACAGAACCGGATCAACCGGGAGCTGATCAAGGCGGTGCTGCGGTATCTGATGCTCAACGTCGTCCTGCCGATCCTCATGGCGCTGATGACCGCGATGATCACCGTCGCGGTCACAGCGATCGGCGCGGCAATCGGCGCGGCAATCGGCGGTCCGATCGGCCTGGCCCTCGGCGCCGCACTCGGCGGCATCATTGGCCTGGCCCTGTCCGCTGCCGCCGCCGCGGTGATCGGCGGCATCGGGCTCGGCGCCGGGGCGGCGATCGACAGCTTCGACCAGGGCGGCATCGCCAACGGCATCGGTGTCCTGCCGAAGAACACGGTCCAGCCCGAGCGGGTGCTCTCGCCCAGGCAGACGGCCAGCTTCGAGCGGCTGGTCGACCTGCTCGACGGGTCGGGCCTGTCCGGCGGCGGCAGCCGCACTGTCCAGATCGGTTCGATGACCGTGCAGGGCACGCAGGCGGCGGAGAAGACCTCCGACAAGCTGCTGTCACTGCTCAACAGCTGAGGAGTGTGGGATGCCGTTCCGAGGATGGATGGAGCTCAACGGCGAGGAGTTCACCAACTCCTCGCGGTTGCTCGCCCACCTGCGCCCTCCCGCGCCGGCCAATGACGAGGCGATCGCACCGCCGATGTCGTGTGCGTGCGACGTGACGATCCCGTACGACGACACCTGGCCGGAGCTGGAGGCCACGCTCAACAACGGGCCGTACACCCTCGACACCGCCCCGTGGTACGACGCGTCCCGCCCTGAGTCGGCGGAGTTCGCCGGGGTGTGGGTGATGGACGTGCAGGGCCTGGACACGGTTCCGGTGCAGCGTGACATCTCCGAGGCGGTGTGTGCGGGTGGGGTGGCGAGCTGGGCGCGGGACCGGTCCCGGCAGCTGACCTTCTCCGCCCTGATCGTGGCCTGTTCCAACGCGGGGGCGCGGTACGGGCTCAACTGGCTGAGTTGTGTGCTGCGCCAGTCCAACGTGCGCGGCGGGGTGGACCTGAAGTTCTACCGGGCTCATCCGTCGGGCACGTCGGCTCCTCCTGCCAGCCAGCTGCGCACCACCTACGGCACGGTGCTCACCACGTCCCCGAAGGTCGTGGAGATCGCCGGGAGGGGCGGCGGCACCCGGCATCGGCAGGGCTCGATCTTCCGCGTCGAGTGGGAGATGGTGTGCACCAACCCGTACCTGTACGGCGAGTCGGTCACCGCTGCGGTGGGCTGGGACTCGATCGTCGAGGAGTCGATCGAGTGGGCGCACGCCCCGGACTGCGAGGACACCGCCAGCTGCGACCTGCCGACGATCTACAACGCCGAGTGCGCCCCGCCGGTCATCGAGCTGGAGGCGGCGCAGATCCCGGTGTGCGGCGGCTGCCTGCCGCTGTGCTCGATCGAGCGACGCACCTGGCAGCTGTCGGGGGTGCTGCCCTCTGTATGTGAGGAGACCACCGTCTCGGTGCGGGTGCAGAACACCGGGGAGGACCCGCTCACGGTGAACTTCTTCTGGCGTCCGTGCGGCTCGACTGAGCAGTGCGACAAGACCGCAGCGATGTCGGTGTCTGGGCTGCCCGGCGGGATGACCGTGGTCGCCGACTCCATCACCGGACGCCCGTACATCGACAACAACGGGGTGCGCCAGCGGCAGGTCGGGATTGTCACCACCCCGACCGGTGCACCCTGGCGCCCGATAATGCTGGACACGCTGATGTGTTGGGAGTTGGTCGCCGAATCCGCTCCTGGTGCGCAGTACACGGTGATCCTGGAGCTGAGGGAGCGAGACTCGTGAACGTGCAGGTAGGGCTGGAGGCGATCGCCGAGGCCGAGGTCTCCAGCGACCCGGAGCTGTGGGCGCAGACCATGCAAACCCAGAACGAGGAGGAGCAGCCGTGACCGTCGGAGTGAGCACCGTCAACGTCGCGAACGAAGTACTGGACTGGCTGCGCGGCGTGGCCCCCGCCACGATCGCCGGGATGTACGTCAAGCTGCATACCGGGGACCCTGGCGCCGCCGGGGCGTCGAATGCCTCGGTGGTGGCTACCCGTCGGCAGGCCACGATGAATGCCGCGGCCGGCGGGTCGATGACCCTGGCGTCGATGTCCGGGTCGTGGGCGATGACCGGTACCGAGACGATCACCCACATCTCGGTGCACGACGCCTCGACCGGCGGCAATTTCTTGTTCTCCGGGGCGCTGAGCACGCCGCGCTCGGTGGTCAACGGGGACACGCTAACGATGACCTCGCTGGTCGTAGGCAATACCCCGCTCGCCGCCTGATCTCGACGACCGCAGAAGGGAGCAGGTGACTCATGTCCTCGATGGGGATGAACAAGTCGGGGACGCAGACACTCGCCCGCGCTTCCTGGGTCAAGCTGACCTCGTTCACGGTGCGGTCCGGGTATCCGGACACGGTCATCTCGAACGACGCCCTGGTGATGAATGCCCCGGGCGTCGGGGACATCACGTTCCAGGTGTCGTTTGAGTCGACCGGCGACGTCCAGCAGGTCCGGGTGGTGAAGAACGGGGTCACCGTGCTCGGCAGCGCGGTGAACGTCGGGGTGCTGGGCACGATCTCCGGGGAGACCGTCGCCGCCGGGGACACTCTCGAACTGCAGGGCTACTCGGGCTCGTTCTTCACCACCCGGACCCGGGTCACCGCGACGAGCACGTTCCTCGCATTCGACCAGACCACACAGGATCATCCGGCATCGTCCGGCCCGGAGGTCGGTTGGTACACCTCGTCGTCGGTGGAGGCGGAGAAGTACGCCGCCGCGAACCCCACCACACTCGGGTGGTCCACGACCGCGGGTGTGGACCTGGACGTCGCCGCCGCTGCCGCGCCGAGCATCGGCTGGGCGGTCGACGCGTTCCTCTACAAGCCGGAGAACTACGAGGGCACCGCCGACACGGTGATCGGCTGGCATACCGAGGCCGACCTGACGGTGCTGCGCAAGGCGCAGCCGCCGGAGGTGTTGTGGGAGGACACGGCGGTGTCGGTGCACACCGCCGACGGTCGTCTGCTGGGGGCGCTGCTGTGCTCGTCGATGGAAGGCATCACCTGGGGCAGGGAGCTGCGCGAGGTGTCGAGCTGCGAGATCACCGCGCTCACGCAGGCCGACCCGGACCTGTTCGAGGACCTGCGACCGTGGGTGCACTGGGTGACGGTGTGGCACGGGGAGCGCCCGGTGTGGTCGGGACCGATCCAGCAGGCGACCATCGGGCGCACCCGCACCCGGATCACCGCCAAGGACACCGGCACGTTCATGTGGCGCACCCGGGTGCCGATCACCCGGCAGTGGGCGGACACCGACCCGACGAAGATCGCGGCCACGGTGCTCGCCTCGATGAACGAGCTGCACGGGATCACCGCCCCGCCGATCGTGCTCCCGGCGGTGACCGACGCGTTCACCTACGCCGCGGTGGCGGACTCGCGGATGCTCCACCAGATGTTCGACGACCTGGTCAAGCTCGGCCTGGAGTGGACCGTGGTCGCGGGCCGGTTCATCCTCGGCAAGTTCCCCGAGGCACCGGTCGCCACGCTCGCCGAGTGCGACTTCCTGGTCGAGATCGAACGGATGCGGGACGGCACCGCCACGTTCAACGACGTGCGGGTGCAGGGGCAGAACTGGGCACAGTCGGCGACGGCGCCGCTGGCCGGGCTGCGCTTGCAGACCCTCGTCTCGCTCGACGACGTGTTCGGGGTGTCGAACATCCAGAAGGCGGCACGGCTGTACGCCGCCGAGACCGCGGCGATCCGGGACGTGCTGGTGCTGCCGCCCAGCTCGTCGCTGCACCCGGAGGCGGACGTCGACTTCGACGACCTGATCCCCGGCAAGGTGCTGCTGGTGCAGGCAGAGGGCGTGTCGTCGCTGATGCGGATCGATCAGGTGAACGTGTCCGCATCCCCGGCCGGCTTCGACACGCAAATTACCCTCGTCGCGGTCCAGAACCGCGGGGAGATCGCCGAACTGGTGGGAAGGTGACATGTCGGGCACAGCGAAGGTGAAGCCTCCCAAGAACGACGCCGAGTGGGCGCGCGGGATGCAGCGCCGGGTCGAGCAGGTCGAGCACCCCTCGTCCACCCGGATCGGGCCGTGGGTGCTGTCCTCCGAGCAGGAGTCCGGCGACCTCATCGCCTCCCACGTCAACGGCGGCGCGGTCAAGCTCGCCCAGAAGCCAGAGGGCGAGGGCGAGGCCGACGCGGTCTCGTCCGGCTGGTCGCACATCAAGGTCTCCCGGCAGACCTCACAGACCATGAGCCGCGGCACCCACACCCCGGTCGCGTGGGACTCGGTGGACTCGCAGTCGAGCGACTGGTCCGCCACACCGGGCTCGACCACCTTCGTCATCCCGCAGAACGGGGTGTGGCTGATCAACTACCGCCTTTACTTCGGGGCGCTGGCCGACGTCCTGGTGGAGTCGTTCGTGATCATCGACGGTTCGCCCCGGTCGGCGAACCGTACGGTGAGCGCCAGCGCTGAGCCGATGCTCTCGTGCACGGAGGTCTTCACCCTCAACGAGGGCGCCGAGATCGTGTGCACCGCCGGCAAGGCCGGAAGCGGCACGTTCACCATCGGCCCGTACGTGGGCGGGTCAGCGATGACCTCCCTGTCCTTGACCCGTCTCCCGATCGGATGAACTGACATGGCGCAAGTGTGTGTCTCCCGCAACCTCGATATCACCGGCGGCGCGCTGTCGGTGCAGCCCTGGTCGGTGCCACGGCACGTGTACGACCAGTCCTTCTCCTCCGTCGGCAACGGCACGTACGGGGCGCAGACCAACCTGCCGGGGAAGCTGATGATCGACTCGGGGGGTGCAGGCGTGGACCAACACCTCACCGTTACCCGCACAGGTGCTGTTCCGGCTCCACCGCGGCTCACGGTACTTCGCGGTGTCTTCCCCCAACGTCGTCCAGGTCCGGGACCGGTTCACCGTCGCGATCGAGGAGACGCCGCGGGTGCCGGACACCTCGAACCAGTACCAGAGCGCGTCCGGCGGCGGGGTGGACATGTCCACTAACACCGCGGCGAAGCCGTACGCCGGTCTGCTGCGGATCTGGGACGACGCGATGATCACCGAGGAATGGTTCGGCCCGGTCGGTCCCGGCGAGACGTTCCGGTTCCACTACCGGGCGACGCTGTGGACGCCGCCGCCGTGGTCGAACAACGCCAATGACAACGTCCCGTTCCACGAGTGCGAGATCGACCCGGTCCGGGTACAGCTGCTCGCCTTCCCGACACAAGACCTGGAGGTGATGGGATGAGTCTGAGAGTGTGCACCGCCGAGTTCATGACGTCGACGACGAAAGGCACCGGCTTCTCCCCGTCGTGGATGCCGCGGATGGTGGCAGAACGCATGTCGGCGTCCGGCCGGGACGGGAGCACCGAGCGGGCGCCGGACGGGATCCCGTTCATCGACACCGACATCCTGTGGACCAACACCACCGACGACCCGCAGCACCTGCACATGACCGTGCACCGGGCGAGCCGGTCGCTGGTCTCCTCCAACCCGAACACCGTCGCGATCGACGACGCGTACTCGTTCGACGTCGGGCTGTCCCCGGCGGCGCCGATCCCGGCGGTGACCAACAACGGGTTCGGGGCGCGGCTCAAGGCGAGCCGGTCGACGGCGACCTCGGTGCTGTTCGGGCGGATCTTCCGGGACATCCCGGACTGGGTCACCAACGTCGACATCGGACCTATCGACCCGGGCGAGTCGGTGCACTTCCGGTACCGGGCGCTGTACTCCACGCCCGGGCAGTGGCGCACCGGCACCAGCGCCCGGCACGAGATGTACGCCCGGTGGGCGAGGCTGCGGCTGTGGGCCGCGCCGTGGGTGAACGGGAGCATCTGATGACTTACCCCTGCGTCGACCTCGACGACTTCGAGATGGTGGACGGGACGCACCTGCGCCCGAAGGATCACATGCAGTGGCGTCATGTCGCGCTCAACTACGCCAACGGGGTGATCATCTCGTTCGATCCGAACGACGGGGTCGCCAAGGATGTCGCGCTGCACGAGGTGCAGGCGCAGTGGACCAACACCACGCCACGTGATCAGTACGCCTACGCGCTGCTCACTCGTGCCGGTGGGAGAGTGGTGCTCCAGTCGCAGTCCTCCGCCTACATCCAGATGTCGGTCGGGCAGACCTCCGGGGTCTCGCCGGCTGACCCGTCGGCGCTCACGGCCTACTCCAAGTTCGGGGTCGGGTACACCCGTGGCGTCACCGCCGCCGGGGAGGCGTACTACGGCGTCATCGAGACCCGCATGGGCGAGCGCACGGCGGTGCTCGGGGACCGGGTGCTGCTGGCGCCGGGGGAGACGGTGAAGTTCAAGGCGGCGCTGCGGTTCGTCTCGACGTACTGGGAGTACCGCGACATCTACCAGGGCGACGTCGAGACGGAGGCGGAGGTCGACTCCGGCGAGTCGCAGATCGACATCTACGCCTACCCGGCGCTGTAGTTCACCACCACTCGTTACGGTGGCGCGCATGGCCTCACACGCTCCACCACCGCCGGGTCCGATGTTCGACCCACCGCCCTCCGACGTCGACCTGTTCTCCCAGATCGAGGACGTCGAGCAGGGCGCCGGGCGGTGGCACTCGATCATCGTCGAGGGCATCACTCTGCGGGCCCGCAAGCCGCAGCCGACGGCGCTGCGCTCGCTTACGGCCGCCACCTCCAAGTCGGTCGGGGCGGCGATGCGCAACGACATGGTGACCCTGTTCGTCCAGGACCATCTCGACCCCGAGTCGTGGGAGCGGCTGCTGGTGCACATGCTCGACCCGGCGACGGACTTCGATGTGAAGTCCCTCGGGGAGGTGATGAAGCGCATCGCCACGCTCGGGACCAACCGCCCTACCGTGCCGTCGTCAGTCTCGCGCTGGCGGCGGCGACCTACTGGCGCACGCTTCGGGCGAAGCTGATCCTCGCCGGGATCGCCGACCCGCTGCGTCAGCTGCCGGACCTGCACGCGCTGCTCGACGTGGTGGAGGCGGTGGCCGGGGAGTCGATGACCCGGGACGAGCTGGGCCAGTTCCACTTCCAGCTCTACCGCCCGGACCCGTCGGAGAAGCCGGTCGGGTTCGAGGAGGATGAGCAGCTCGATGCGTTCGCCGCGTTCGAGGCGGTGGCAGGAGGCCTGAAGTAGCGGCCTGTTCGTGGCGAGGTCTGCGGTGCACGGTGTGTCTTTACCGTGGTCGCCATGTCGCCCAGGTATTGGCCGCTCAAGCGCGGCCACATCGTCACATCAGGGTTCGGCCCTCGGTGGGGCGGGATGCACTTCGGCGTCGACTTCGGATGGGACGGCGGCTCCGGCGGCCTGCCCATCTACGCCGTCCAGGGTGGCAGCGTTGTCAACGTCGGGCCCGCCTCCGGGTTCGGGCAGTGGATCGTGATCGACCACCCAACCGAAGACGGAGCGGGCACCACGATCTACGGGCACATCATCCCCGAAGTCCAGTACGGCCAGCGTGTCGAGGCGGGCCAGCGGATCGGGCACATCAACCCGGACTCGCGCACGAACGGCGGCGTCGCCCCACATCTGCACCTCGAGTGGCATCGGGCTGTGTGGTCACCGCCCGGCCCGAACCGACTCGACCCACTCCCTCTCCTTGCCGGGGCGCTGTTCCCGGACGAGGCACCGCCCGCGCCGGCTACCTCCGTGCAGCGTGAGGGGTATTCCGACTACGTGCGGGAAGGGTTCGCGCAGCTCGTCCCACCGAAGGGAAACCGATGACCCTCTACGGCATCGACGTCAGCAACCATCAGCGGGCGTTCAACTTCGCCGCAGCCAAGCGCGAGGGGTTCGTGTTCGCCACCCACAAGGTCACCGAAAGCGACGACTACCGCGACCCGTACTGGCCCCGCGCCCGCGACCAGATGCGCGAGCACTTCCCCGGCCTGTTCGGCGGCTATCACTTCGCCCGCAACCATGTGGACGTGAACCGGCAGGCCGACGCGCTCCTCGCCCACCTCGGCGACCCGTCGATCCCGGTGCAGCTGGACTACGAGGACACCGACACCCGCGGCTCGATGGACAACATGAAGGCCCTGATCCGCGCGATCGAAGAGCGCGGGATGCGGGTGTTCGCGAACTACCTGCCGCGCTGGTACTGGACCGGACACATGGGCGCACCCCGCCTCGACGGAACCCCGCCGATCTGGAACAGCCACTACGTCCTCGGCACCGGCTACGCGTCGGTCTTGTACCCAGGCGACAGCCATGCCGGCTGGGCGGAGTTCCACACCGACGCGCCACCGGTGGTCATCCTGCAGTTCTCCAAACGCGGCCAGGTCGCCGGCCAATCCATCGACGTCAACGCCTTTCGTGGCACCGAGGAAGAACTCCGCGCGCTGTTCGGCAGCGCCCAACCCAAGGGGGAACCCGTGACCAACCTCGTCGAGCAGGGCGCCGGACAGTTACATCCGCAGCCGGGCCGCCTGCGTCCGATCGCGAGACCGCAGAACGTCAACCCGTCGACGCGTACCCCGGACGAGCCGTGGCCGTACGACATGTGGTGCGACATCTGGAACGAGGCCGTGTTCGACGGCTACGACATCCGCCCCGAATACGCCGATGTCCCCGACGACATGGGCCGCTCCCTTGTGGCACTCCTGCAGACCGTCGCTGCCCGCCAGGTCCGCGAGAAGGTGCAGCTGGACCGCATCGAATCCAAGCTCGACCGAATCCTCGGGGAGAAGAAGCTGTGAAGAACATCGGCAAGAATTGGCCGGCCATCCGACAGGTCGCCTACAGCGTTCTCGCTGCGCTCCTCGCCCTCGGGGTGGCGCTGAACGTCATCACCGAGGACCAGTCGACGCAGTGGCTGTCGATCGCCACGTCGATCCTCGGTGCGCTGGGGTTGCTCGTTGCGAACCTGTTCGTCGACCGCACCTCGCCGGCGCAGGAGGCGAAAATCGAGCAGGCCGTCGAGGTGGGGCTCGAGCGTGCAGCTCAGCGGGTGCAGCCGCAGGTACAGGCAGGCATCGATCACATGAACGATCTACGCGAGCAGTACGTCGACCCGTTTATCCGGCGGTGATGCGGGCAACGTGAGAATGCGTTCCACCTCTTCGCGAGGTGGAACGCATTTCGTCGTTTCGAGACAACTCATCGTCGTCGGCGGGGTGGTCGAAACACCGGCCGCGAGAAGCGGTGGCCTCGACCGCTCGCTGGGCGAGGCCACCGCGGTAGCCGCTCCTACCTTCCGAAAGCGACACTTACGACGTTGCTGGAATCGGTTGATCCCCCGGGGTTCGGCTGTGGTGCGGGTCCCAGCCATCGTTGGATCAGGGCGGGCTCGATGCCGTACTCGTCGGATGCGAGCGAAACGTAGTGGCGGCCGTACACCTGTTCCAGTGCTTGCCGGAATAGGCGCGGTGATTCTTGCGCCACTTCGACTGGCTCGTTCGTGCGCCAGCCTTGTGAGGACAGCTGGATACTCAAGCTACGGTAGCGCGAGGATGAGATCACGCCGATGTCCTTTGCGCGTCGTGTGATTGCGCCGACTGTGATCCCGTAGTCCGCTTTGATGCGCAAGTATCCATGTAGAGACAGAGATTCTGTCACCCGCTTGCGAACAACTCGCTCCGGTAGGAGCAAGGCGCCACCAAAGCGGAATGCGCGAGCCTCCTCTGGGCTACGTGTGCTCCCCAGAGGAGACTTTAGGTCTCGGTCGAAGATCCAATGGGCCGCTTCGTGCCCTAGGGTAAGCCGCTGCACGGCTCCAGGAAGTTGACTTGTGAGAGCTACGAGGGGTCGGTCGGTACCCACGTTTGGCCGGGATACTCCAACATGATCGGACACCGCACGAAAGGTTTCGTCCAAGTCGCTGATAACTCCGATTCCATGCCGCTCAAGAAGCCGGGTGACGTTCTTGACTGGGTCTTCTGGGCCCAGGCCGGCGGAACGGCGCAGAGCTTCGGCGCATTCCTCTGGATCGCCGTCGAACTCGGCGGGGTCAGGCAAGGCACTCGTGCGAAACTTCGATGTCTCGGAGATTGCGTTGAAGAGGCGAGCCGCCTCTGAATACAGTCGTTTCACTCGTCGTTCGTCACGCGCGCTGGCCTTTGCCTTCTTCCGAAAAGTGAACTGACCGGCGTCTGTTACTCCCTCTGTCACCTCGAAGAAGCTCATCGGGACGGAATACACCCGACACAGATCTAGTGCCAAAGGCTCCGGAAGGGCCCGGGTTCCATTCTGGACCCGAGACAAGAATCCCTGCGATACACCAGCGGCCTCTGAAAGCTCCTGCTGCGTCAGGCCCTTGAGGTCTCGCAGCGCCTCGAGGCGTGATCCGAGGAGTTCTCGGGGGGTTTCATTCATCATCATTTTCTGCGCGATCGATCTCAGCGCTACCGAAGAAGTCCTCATCGTCAGAGTCTCCGGCGAACGTCCTGTTGGTAAAGATATTGCCCCCTGCCCTCAGCGCAATGTCGAGGTCGTAAGGCACTGGCTTGCCGTAGATGCCGGGAGCGATCGGGCGGACGATTCGGAGGGTGAAACCTGCAGTCACCGACGCCTTCTTCGCGTAGTCCCAGAGAAGGAGGAGTTCGTTCGTCGACGGCTTCGGCTGGGGGACACCGAGCTCGTCCTCGCTGAACAAGCTCCACGCCTTCTGGCGGGCGGCGTTCTTGCCGGCGATCGGAACGCCGCCGGGGTACGTCTTGCGCCGTTCCTTCAGGAACCGCAGTTTCAGATTCAGTTCCGGCGCGGAGAAGTACAGCTGCCCCATTGCTTGCGGGTTGCCGGCCACTTGCCACTCCGGCGGGAGGCCTTCTTTCTCGAGGTATTCGCGGAGCGCGGCCCGCGTAACCATCGGGCGCATGTGCGGGTACTTCTTATGCGGGAAGCCCTCCATGCGGCTGTTGGCTTGCTCCAGGGCCAGGGAGACGCCCTCGTACATGCTGGGCGCAAGGATGCCAGCCTGAGTCACGATCTGCTGGCCTATTTCATCGGGCGTCATATTATGACCTTCTCTTCGGGTGCGGTCATAATATGACGTGGAATGAAAGATCGCAACTGCTTGGTGCGACCATCAGCCACGATGATCCATGCGAGGAGTGCTTGTGCGCCGCTCGGGTCAACGGAGTGATCATGCTGCAAGGCACGGTTGAGAACTCGGTGATCCCCTTCTCGTGGCGGTACGTCGGCACGACGATCCGGAACGACGAGCTCGTGTCCGGCGGTGGTGGTCCGCTCGGCCGTCTTGCATGACTTCCGGGTGTTCACCCCGTAGTCAGTCCACTCGGCTGTAGTTGATGCGGTCAGTCCGGCTCGAGCGACCCTCGAGCGTTCGAGCCGAACGAAGGAATGCGCCCTACCTCTTCGTGAGGTGGGGCGCATTCCGTGTGATCGCAGGCGCGTGGAGGTTACGAGTTCACGAGCTGGCTGGCGCGCTGGAAGGTGACACCGAGGATTTCGCCGATGTCACGCACAGGCACCTGACGGTCGGCGAGCTCACGCGCGAGCACCTTTGATTCGGCGAGTGCGTGCCGTTCGAGTCGTTCGGCTTCGCGGCGTTCGTTGCGGATCTTCTCGGCGCGAGCACCGGCGTCGGGAATGTCTTCGACATCGACGTGCATGTCGATGTCGAACGAGTCGGGTGCGGTGATCGTTCGGAGTGCGATGAGGTCTCGGGCCATTGCTTCGGCTTCGCCGATTCGTCGCGCCTGGGTGAGTTCGTCGAGTTCGGGGATTGCGACCATCCACCACTTGCCTTCGCGGGTGACGTTCACGCGATAGGTAGTCATGTCGGTGTTCCGTTCTGTCGTGTCGGTGTAGCGGGGGTGCTGGGGCCGGTTTCCCGGCCCCAGCGGTGTGGCTACTCGCGCTTGCTGGCGGCGATTGCCTTGTTCACTTGACGTACGACGCCCGGGGAGACTGTTCGGTGTCCGGTTGGAACCGAGACTGTCGTTCCGTTCGGTCCGTCCCAGATCTCGTGACTTCCCGAAGTGCGTTGCGGGGTGAAACCTGATTCTTTGAGGAGCTTCTGGATCTTCCGGGTGGGCTGCTCTGCAATCACAACGTTAGTCTATCCACTAGACTGTTTCTAGTCAAGCGAGTAGACAAAATGTCGATGTGGCTAGGGCGCATGGAAACGCCCCCACCCTCGTCGCGAGGATGGGGGCGCTTTCGCCGTGTGGACGCGGGCGGTGCTTCCCGGGCCGAAGCCCCACCGCCCACGCGAGGATCCAGCCTACGACGCGACAGGCGCCGCCAGCCATCTCCTGACTGTCGCCTCCGACTTCCCGATCTCATCCGCGATCGCATAGTTCGACCACCCGTCAGCGCGGAGCTGGCGCGCACGGTGACGCAGTGCGTCCACCGTGTCGCCCGGTACGTCATCCGGTCGCGTCTCTTCGGCTGGTTCGGACGCGGCCACCACGGTGAGCTGCGCTGACGCATGCGACGCGGGTGCGTCATCGGATGCGATCGGCTCGGTAACAATGTTCTCCGGCCGGTTGTTGTCACTGGACGACGTCGTGCTCGTGCGCGCCCGGGCGCGCACGATCGCCAGGTGCGTCACCGCCAGCGCGGCTGCTGGAGGAACCACCGCCACCGCAGTGCCTACTGCCGGATGCAGCGGCCCGGCCGGCAACAGCACATGCGCGATGTTCCCGGCCACCGACACGACTGCGCCGAGCCACAGCAGCGCCCACGCGTACCGCCGCGCCCCACTGTCGGCGGCGAACGTCACCACCGCCCACGTGCCGGCGAGGATCAGCCCGTCGACGACCAGCGGCCACACGGCCGCCTGCGCGCGCCCCAACCCCGCTCGCGCCGCCAGGTCCGCCAGTGCGGTGTACGACAGCCACAGTGCCGCCAGCCCGAGGGCTGCAACGAAGAGGCCGTCCCGAGGTGTCACCCGAGGTGCTGACAA